CCGCCTCGATCTGGTCGACCGGCGCCTCCCACGTGATGACCGCGATGAGGTGCTTCTCGGCGCGGGCCAGGTTGCGGTGCGTGCGTCGCTGCACGTTGGTCATGGGCTTGTCGGGGATGGTCCCGATCAGTGTCTCGTCCATGATGATGTTCCCTTCTGTCCCAGGATTGGGACGGTCAGTGCCAGTTGTTGTCGTGGTTGAGGTACGTGCGAGCGAGCACGGCGATGGTGTCGCCGACCTCGACGTCACAGAGGTAGGTGCCGCAGATCTCACAGACCAGACGGAGTTGTCCGTCGACGGACTGCCGGATCTCGGCGCGCTCGAGCAGCGCGTCGGAGGTCTCGTCCATGTCAGTCCTTCCAGGTGCCGGCGAGGATGCCGTCGAACTCGGCGCGCACTCGGGAGTACTCATACGAGATGTCCTGCGAGCGCTGCGCCTCGTACGCGGCTCTGCACAGATCCAGGGTGTAGTCGAAGTCGAAGTCGACGTCCTCGGAACCCGCTTCTCCGCGGAGGATCTGCGCGATGGTCGCGCCCTCCCATGAGGCGTCGTAGGGCACACCCAATTCCTCGATGAGGGCTGCGCCGAACAGGCACGAGCCGGTCTGTCCCTCGTCTTCCGAGTAGACACACGTGCCACTGTCCTCGTACTCGACGCCTACCGGGGCCTGGTACACGAAGCCGTCGCCGCGCTTGTCGAGCACGGTGTGCACGGCGTCGATGAACTCCTGGCTGGTGATGATGCGCATGATCTTCATCCTCTCCGTCCCAAGGTTGGGACGCTCATTGACGGCTGCTGCCGTCGCTCATTGACTAGGTAGAACCCTAGCCTAGGTATATCCCAGGGTCAAGCCTAGGTAGTGACTTGTGCTCACTGAGCCATTCAGAGCACGGGACAATCTTCGTTGACAGCCGTGCTCACAGTGCTACCTGCGGCGGCGCACCAGGATTCGCCACACGACCGCGCGAGCGTAGTCCCAGTCGTCCCGCGCGAAGTCGCTACCAGCGTGCCTCGTCTGCATGATCCGCTTCGCACGCTTGGCCTCCCGGAAATCCTCGGGAGTGGCGCCCAGTTCCTGCAGCATGGCCACTTCCCGCTCGATCGTGTCGACGGATCGGAGTGTGTAGCACGCACCCGCTGGGGTCTCGAGCCACGTCCCAACCTTGGGACGATCTTCGTTGACGGACTCCCTCATCGCATCCTCCTGTAGGCGCGGGCCAGGGTCGCCGGCTTGGGGCAGCGGGTGCGACCGAACATGCCCCAGACGTTCTCCTTGATCGTGAGCGGCTTCATCTTCACGACCACGTACAGCACGCCGGTCTCGACGTGCTGGAACACGGAACCGAGGGCGATCGGCTGATCTTCGTTGAGCGATTCGGTCACAGCGCCACCGCCAGGAGGGCGACGTACCCGACGACCGCAGCGAGCGCGAGCATGCCGAGGGCGACGCGCATGAGAAGGGCGGGACCGGAGATCCGGCGTCGTTCGTTGAGCGGTTCATTCATGGCATTCCTCCTGCGATGATGGCGGCGACTACCCAGACCGGGGCGCCGGTGATGAGGGCGAGTGTGGTGCACAGCGCGGACGCCTGCAGCCTGTCCCACCTGGTTCTGTCCCAGGATTGGGACGATGCCCGGGCGGTCATGGCGAGACCTCGACGACTCCGTCGACTCCCAGGTCGATGACGTCGTTCCCGCGCCCGTTACCCATCGTGTCGGCATCCCAGTAGCAACCGGTCGAGTCTTCTGTGGGACACGGGGCGAGTCCGCCCGTGCGGTCATAGATCGCCGCGGCCCATGCCAGCATGGCGACGATGACCAGGCAGAGCGCGACGACGACGATGACGCGATCCCAGCGGATCCGGTAGCGGACACTGACGCCGTTCCGATGCATGGCCATGGCCTCATTCCTCTCTGCATCCCAATCTTGGGACGCCGGTCAACATGCCGACGGTCTGTCAGGCACTAGGTAATACTCTATCGTAGGTGTGTTCGAGGGTCAATCGCGGATTCCGCGTAATCCCGGGGCGCGCGCATGCCGGCATCGATGGTCGCCGTCCCAATCTTGGGACACCTCGACACGCCCACACCTAGGTAGGCTTGACACCTAGTCCACCTAGGCATAGTGTGTACGTAGTACGACGGATCAGCCGCCGGACACTCACAGCCCGACAGGGCAGAACGGAACGAAGAAATGGCACGCAAGAACACCACCCAGGTCGAGACGACGAACTCCCGCGCGGTCGAGGTCACGAAGCGCGGCTTGGGCATCGTCACCTCCCTCGTGAAGACGTTCACCACGTCCGACACGATCCACGTGCGCCGGGCCCGCTACGTCGGCGCGCTGGTGGAAGCGGGGTTCTCCGTCTCGCAGATCGACTCCATCGTCCGCGCCCACCACGGCGTCGTCCCCGGGCTGAACCGCTCCAGCATCGGTCGCTACCGCGTCGTGTACGTGCAGTCCACGCGCGAGGACGTGAGCGGCGCACTCACCACTGACGACGCCCGCGCGGCAGTCGTCGGAGCGTTCGCACGTCTGTCGGTCAAGTCCGCCGAACTGGTCACCCGCGCGGCCGACGAGATCGCGAAAGCGAAAGGATCGGCGCACGCCGTCGAGATCGCCGAATCCCACGTCCGCGCGCTCAACGATGCCGAATCGGGCGCGGCCGTCGCGGAACTGCAGGGCGCGGCGAAGGAGACCGCGCGCCCCGTCGCCGGAACCGCGGACGTGTCCGCCAAGGGTGAGGCCGACGAGAACACCACGGCAGAACTCGCGAAGGCCGACGTCGCCGCCCCGCTCAAGGCCGTCGGCACGTCCGCCCTCATCGCGGAACTCGCGAGCCGCTACGCGGGCACCCGCGCCAGCGTGCACCCCGATGACGCGGAAGCGCTCACCGCTCTGCTCTCGCGCGTCGAGGCTCTCGTGACCGGAGGTCGCGTCGCGAGCAAGCGCCGCTGACCTCGCGCACGCGCATCACTCAGGGGCCCCTGCCACATCGGTAGGGGCCCCTCTTGCGTGCCAGCACAGCGGCCTACAGACGTGATGTGAGGGGGAGAACGGAGCCCGCCTGTCTCCTCACGTGCCAGCGCCATTCTGTGACGTGAGAGGGGCGCTGGACAGTCGCAGGGCGCACGCCGTGCACATGGTGCGGGAGGGGGGTACCCTGCCCGTTTCGGTTCGGTTGCCCTGTAGGGGACGCTCTCCGTCGCCGTGCATGGGCGGAGGTGGGGTGCACCATCGTATGACAGTGATCGGGGTCTACCACCGTATGACAGAAAAAAAGTGAGCATCACAGCGCTGCCGGACCCCCAGGAGGAAGGTGAAGTTAGGGGGACAGGACAGACAAGGGAAAGATTCACCGTATACGGGTCCTTTCGGGGGCCTGACCAGGGCTTTTGTCCCGAAACAGACCTTATCCGTTTGGAATACACCGTGTACTCCGGATGGATAACAAGTATTACCCATATGGAGTAGGAATCTGGGGTATCCTCTAGCGTATGACAGAGATCACCAGCCCGGAGGTGACCATCACCGCCGAGGACCTCGAATTCGTCCCTGCCCGCCCGTATCTGGCGCGGCACGCCTGCGGCGTGGTCATTGCCGGTGTGGGTGCCGACATGCACGACGCGATCGTGGAGCACACGGCCGTCTGCGAAGAAGGGACCGCCGAGTGAGGACCTGCGACGAGCGAGGCTGCAACATCCCCGAGCACTGGCTGGTCGCCGGAGACGAGTACGAGCAGCGCTTCGTCCACGTGGGGCCGTGCCCGGTGCCCGCGAATCACCAAGAAGGGAACACCGATGGGAACGACTAAGCCACTGCACCCCGACTGCGAGGGCGGCATCTTCTGCCCCGTCGAAGGTCACGTCGAGCGCATCACCAAGGGCGGCGGCCGGTTTACGATCCGACACATCCCGCTCACGCGCGGCCAGGACAGAGAACTCGACCGCCGACGGGAGGCGAAGAACGAATGACTGAGCGACTGCCGGCGACCGTCAAGGCGGCGATGAGTGGAGCCGACGTGCTCGTGGTCCGCCGCAACCACCAGGTCGCCCGCGACGCGATGAATACCCACCAGCGGATCATCACGTCGCTGGGTCACGGCGTGACCTTCTCCACCACCCATGGCCAGATGCAGATCCGCTTCCTCAGCGGCGGCCGGATCACCTACATGTCGGCCCATGGCGCCGACGAGCGCGTGCGCGGCATGTCGGTTGACGTCATCGACGACGCCGGGTGGCTCGACGACCACACCCGCGCCCTCATCCAGAAACGACCGACCCTCTCGAACGGAGCCACCTCATGAGCAATGCCAGACAGCAGAGATCCGAAGCCCGCGCTCGCCTGCGCGAGATCTTCGACACCATCGAGCAGCACATCGACGAAGGCGTGATCGAAGACCCCGAGGTCGTCCCGGCCTACCGCATGCTCATTCAGGATGGCCGTCTGATCGTGCAACACAGCGATCGCAGCGAAGGGAGAATCTGGTGAGCACTACCGCCCACCTGGTTGTCCAGGCCGCCGACCTCAAGACGCTGCGCGAGACGCTGTGCATGGCGCAGGGATACATACCTGATCGGCCGCGCGGATGGGCCGCGCGTGCGCGCAGCGTCGACCGCCTCATCGCTGAGATCGATCGCAACCGACCGCTCGGCCCCGATGGCACCCACGGCGACCGGCACACCGACACCTGCGGCTGCGAGGACAAGAACGTCGTCGCCACCTCCGACGACTTCGACCCGCCGCTGAGTCGCCGCCAGGCCGAGCAAGTCCAGGAGGTCATCAACGAGTCGCTGCGTCGCGACCGCGCTTCGCGCGGAGTGACCATCGAGCCCGGCGAGCACGGTGTCGGCCATAACCGCTCGTGCGTCTGCTGGCAGCAGCGGCATGCTTGTGGGTGCTACCTGTGGGACCGGGACTGCCCGGAGTTCACGCAGGCGTCCCTCGAGAAGCCAACGGTCGTCGCCGAGGCGCTCGACGCCATCGAATCCCGCGACTACTACGAGGCGAAGCCGCACAAGGCGGCGCGAGACCTCGAGCACGTTCGCGAGATCCTCGAGCGAGTAGCGGGTGTGTCATGAGGTGGGTCGGCAAGCGCTCACTCAAGGGCGGTCGCCTCGAGATCGGCCGAGTCTGGCTGACCTGGGGCGGATGGAGAGTCGCCTGGCCGCTGCGTGTGCAGTTCCGAATCGGTCGAGCGCGGGTCTTCTTCGTCGGCCCGATCGCCGTCTTCGTCCAAGGGGGTGCGCGATGAAGGTCCAGCAGATCCGCGACGGCATCCGCATCCGCCGCCGCATGTTCACGCCGGAGTCCGCTCACCTGAACGTGGACTACCCGGAGTCGGCGCGGCTCGCGCTGTCGGAGGCCATGCATCGCAAGATCGTGCGCAACACCGGGCCCGCGAAGATGGCGCGGACGCGCGGACCTCGCCTGCGCCGGATGACGGTGAGAGTGCCATGGCTCTGATAGGACTGGCGCTCTCACCGGGCGACGCGGCCGCACTGCTCACCGCCATCGAGTTCTCTGAGCCGTTCCTCAACGAGGCAGAGGTCGAGCGCGTGGGACGCATCCGCGCAGCACTGCGCGCCGAGATCAACGACGCGACGTGAAGCAGCCGGACAATGTCACGTCGATCGCGCGTCTCCGCGGCAAGGTCGACGAGACGGGACAGACCGTATCCATCGACGCGCCTCGCAGGCGTAAGCGCAAGAAGGGATGGAGGGATCGCGTGGGACTGATCGACCTGGGCCTCATGTCGAGGCTCGACCTGAACGGCTCCGAGTGGCGTGTGCTCTCGACCGTCATGGCGTGCGTCCCCGAGAAGGGCGGATCGGAGGCATTCTGCACGCTGCAGGAGATCGCCGACCGCCACGAGATCCCGCTCTCGAGCGTGTCACGGGCGATGAAGTCGCTGCGCGATCGCCGCATCATCATGAAGAACGACCGCCGCATCGGCCGCTGGCACGTCAACGCCTGGCTGATGTACAACGGCGACTTCGACTCGTGGAACGTCGAAGCCGAGCAAGACCCCGAGCCGATCTGGTCGCGGGGTGTGGATGCCATGACAGGAGAGATCAAGTGACCACGTATGCCAGTAAGACCGACGTCTCGAGCGACCGCAGTCGCAACGAGATCGAGACCACCCTGCGGCGCTACGGCGCCGACGAGTTCGGCTACATGAGCGGCCGCGACCGTGCCCAGGTGGCGTTCTCGTACAAGAACCTCCGGGTGCGCTTCGTCCTGCCGATGCCCGACCCGCAGGACCGGGAGTTCACCCACCACAGCCGCGGCGTGCGTACGGCGTCGGCGCGGGATGCCGCGTACGAGCAGGCGGTGCGGCAGAAGTGGCGCGCGCTCGCCCTCGTGGTGAAGGCGAAGTTGGAGGCGGTCGAGTCCGGCATCTCCACCTTCGAGGAGGAGTTCTTCGCGCACCTGGTGCTGCCCGGCGGCCAGACGGTGTTCGAGTCCGTCGCTGGCCAGGTGGACAGCATGATCGCCAGCGGCCGCCCGGGCTCGCTCATGATCGAGGCGGCGTCATGACCGACTTCGAGCCAGACCTCACAGTCGCCGCCGACGGCAGTGTGAGTGCCAACACGCCTGCTGGCGCGAAGATCCTGGGTGAGCAATTCGAGGAGATCACTGTGCCGCGCGGTGGCATCGCATTCGCTGGTGGATGGTGCGCACCGTCGAGCGACATCTATAACCTGCTCGACACGAAGCCGCTGACGAAGAAGCAGTTGCAGAAGCGGCTGGACGAGACGCAGCGTGCTCTCACGCGCGAGCGAGAGAAGACCCGCCGCCTGACTCGCAAGGTGGACCGCCTGCTCAAGATCATCCGGAGGATGGCATGACCGACCGCAATGGCTGGACGCCGCCGGGCGCGTGGATCGACGAGACGCACGGGCTGATCCTGCCGAAGGTCCCGAAGTCCATGGCGCCGTTCGACTTCCGTTCGGCGCTCATCTCCGACTCGCCCGTGACGGATGCGATCACGATCGAGATCGACCGGCTCGTGCGGGACACGATCAGTCAGGAGCGCGACGCTATGGAGTCGCTGTGCTGGCAGGCCCTCAGTGACCCCGGTCGCCGCGGCATCGTCGTCATCGAACGTCCGCTCGAGTGGGACTTCGGGGACGAGTCGGCGAACACCTACACCGCCAGCGTGACGCAGCACGTCGAGATGCGCCTCGACCATCGTGTGCCCAGCATGACCATCTACCGATTCCCGAGCCGCGAGGCGTACGACGAGTGGGTGGAGCGGGGGTGCCCGCATGACTGAGGGCGGCAAGGTCTGGGTCATCTCATGCCGGTGCGGATGGTCGCGCATGGTCCCGCGTTCCACCCCCACGGCGCGCCGTCTGCAGATCCTCAAGAACCACCGGGCCGAGGCCCACGGCGATACCCTTCCCCCTGACGACCAACGAGAGGACTGACATGGACCTGGCATACGAAAAGGGCGGCCTGCGGGTGTACGAGCACTCCGACGGCGTGACGATCAGCACGGTCTACGCGGAGCGCCGCCACCACCGAATCCTGGCGCCGATCGACTACTTCGAGTTGGTCGAGGCTCCGTACCACGCGGCGCTGCAGATCCTCGTCGACGCCGACATCACCGCGGCCGGCGGCGAGCCCTTCGGTGACTACGAGTTCGAGATGCCCGAGGACCTGGTCAGCGCCACAGTCGACCCCAGCGGCGACTACCAGTGGGTCGTCGTCTCCCGCTCATACTGGCCCGCCCCGCCGACCGAGCCCGAGCCAGAGGAGCCTGAGGGCGGTGTCTGAGATCACCGAGGTCTCGGGCCCCATGCTCGGGGTCTACCGCCTGCAGGCGATGTACTTCTGGCAGTGGGACGGGAAGAAGGTCTCGGCGCAGCGGATCAACGCCGAGATCGTCACCATGGCAGAGGCGCATGGAGCATCCGTGGTCAGTTCGCACTACGAGGCCCGCCTCTCTGCCCTGTCGCCGGAACTCCTCATGACCATCGAGCGGCACGACGGCACGGCGGCTTGGCACATCGAGGTCGCTCGAGGCGAGTGGCTCGCGATCTGGACCGAGGGCGCGCGGATCATCGCGATCGACCAGTACGACGAGCGGGACGGGGCTGACCGCTTCACGCGGGTCGCGCCCGTGCACGTGCTCCGTCCCAATGTTGGGACGCTCGAGTCGTAGGTCCGATGTGATACGGTGCTCGCATGCCACGGGGATCGAAGCCGGTAGAGGGCGAGGTGCGTGACGCCACCGTCTGCGTCCGCTTCACAGGCAAGACCGCGAAGGCCATGGACGCCAGGCGGGGGTCGCTCTCTCGGTCGGACTACGTGCGCGCAGCCGTCAACGAGAAGAATGCCCGCGAGAAGTGAACGAGCGCGACGACGAAGACGACCGCCTGAACCCGCTGGTCCTGGACCTGTCGGCGTTCGATCCGACCACGGAGGCCGGGCGCAAGGGTATGCGCGACGCCCTGCGGGGTGGACGCGGCCGCGGGCAGTCGGGCACGCACCCGTGGGACGAGGATGAACCCAAGGACGAGCCCATCCCGTCGGCGCCGAAGAAGGAACTCGACATCGTCCCGGGCCGACAGCGCGGCGGGATCACCGACCGGGCGCGCGCGGCCGCCAACCTCAAGGTCGACGGCTTCTCCTACCAAGAGATCGCCGAGACGCTCGAGTTTAAGGACGCCCGGGAGGCCAAGCGCGAGGTCGAGCGGGTGCTCGCGCTGACCCACTCCACCGACGACTACGAGACGCTGCGCATCCTGGCGGCCTCCCGCGCCGAGCAGCGCCTGCGGCTGTCCTCGATCATGGCCGGCACCGACTTCCTGATCGTCACGGACGACGAGGGCAACGAGGTCCGCATCCCCAACGACAAGAAGTTCCAGTGGCACCAGCAGGCTGGCGTCGATCTCATGAACTGGGCGACCATCACCGGCGCCAAGGCACCCACGAAGATCGAACTGAACCCCGACGTGGAGGCCATGGAGGCTCTCGTCAGCCGCATCGCCGCCGCCGCGGGCCACGAGGACGTGCTCGAGGCCGAGGTGATAGACCTGGACGTGGTGCCGGACGGTCCCATGACCGGGGATTACGGCCCCGTCGGGGAGGATGACGACGATGAGGAGCCGTAAGGGACCCAAGATCGACCCGCACGACGTCGTCAAGGCCGGGATCGCCGCCCTGCCAGCGAAATCCGTCGGCGACGCGCGCGATGTGATCGCCGTGGACGTCGATTTCCGCCGGCCGACGTACGGAATGGTCATCGAGGCCGCCAAAGCGCGCCGTCTGAGCGTCCCGGCGTACATCCGGCGCGCGGTGTACGCCTTCGCGGCGCACGATCTCGAGATTCCGCTGCAGGATGCCCTCGATCGAGACCCGCGGGTGACCCGCGACACTGGATACAGCCTGCAGGACCCCACCGGGACGCTGTTTGGGCACTGGGAGATCGCCAGGCTCGTCGGCGAGGAGGTGCCGGATGAGCCTGTCGCTTGATCTGCCCTCCAACGACGGCGAACTCGAGGAGTACATCCGGAAACTGAGCCCGTCGGCCAAGAAGGACCTCGCCGCGCGTCTGGATGCACGCATGAAGGCGACCAAGCAGGTCTGGTTCTGCGGCGACCGGCGCTGTGATGGTGAACCCCACGGTCGATTCCCGTACAAGCACGCGCGCGGCTCGAAGCGGGAGGACGGTCGCGGCTCGCAGTACCCGCCGCTCGGGATCGACTGGCTGGTCTGGCTTATGCTCGCCGGCCGTGGTGCTGGGAAGTCCGCGACGGGGTCGGGCTACTCCTCCACCATCGTCAAGAAGATCCCGTCGATCGCCCTCATCGGGCCGACGATGCCCGCTGTGCGCCGATTCATGATCGAGGGTGACTCGGGTCTCATCAAGGCGTGCGAGCGCCGTGGAGAGCCGGGCAACTACGAGCCGTCGAAGCAGCGCTTCACGTTCCACAACGGCGCCGTGGCCGAACTGTTCAGCGCCGAGGAGCCCGACCGTCTCCGAGGCGGCAACTTCGGATTCGTCTGGGCTGACGAGAACGCCCACTGGGCCGACGCGGCGTACGTGTGGAAGCAGATGCTGCTGACGCTGCGCGTCGGTCTGCGGCCGCACGTGTTCGCGTCGACGACGCCGATCCCGTCGGACTACATGAAGGAACTCCGCAGCAAGCCGACCACCCGCGTGGTGGCTGGGTCGACCTACGACAATCGGTCGAACCTCTCGCCGGTCTACTTCCAGACCCTCATGGACGAGTTCGAGGGCACGTACCTCGGACGCCAGGAGATCTACGGCGAGATCATCGACGACCGCCAGGGCGCGCTGTGGACCAGCCTGCAATTCCAGGAGGAGGACTTCTACTTCACCGACGAGGTCATCCCCTCCCTGGACCGCGTGCTCGTGGGGATCGACCCGGCGGGCTCGAACAACAAGCGCTCGGACGAAACGGGCATCATCGTCGGCGGCAAGCGCGGCGAGATCCTCCACGCCCTGGATGACTTCACCGGCAAGTTCTCTCCCGCCGGCTGGGCCCGAGCGTCGATCAACGCCTACGAGAAGTACAGCGCCGACGCCATCGTCGTCGAGCGCAACTACGGCGGCGACATGGTGCGCACCGTCCTCAAGGCCGAAGGCTTCGACGGGCGCATCATCGAAGCGCAGGCGACCGAGTCCAAGCGGGTGCGCGCCGAGCCGATCGCAGCCAAGTATGAGCAGCACAAGGTGCGCCACCGCCGCGGTGGGATGCTAGCCAAACTCGAGTCCGAGCAGGTCTCGTGGATCCCCGGCGAGGGGAAGTCACCGAACCGGCTGGACGCCTGGGTCTGGGTAGCGACAGCGCTGACCAAGCGCGGCGGCCCGATGCAGATGCCCAACGCCCGTGGCCTCAGCACGTCCATCGGGCCACAGCCGTACCAGGGGCCCGGATCGCGGGCATCCCGCAAGCGAGCACAGAGGGGAATCCGATGACCGAACTGATCGAAGCCGTGGGGATCTGGTGGTGGCCACTGGCCATCGTCGTGCTGATCCTCGGGCCCGCACGACTGAGCCGCATCGTGGTGCACGACCTGTTCCCGCCCGCCGCGTGGCTGCGCCAGCGCTGGTCGGACTGGGTGGTCAAGCACAACCACGAGTCCTGGGGACCGCTACTGTTCTGCTTCTGGTGCTTCACCCCGTGGGTGACGCTGGTCGCACTCGGGTGGTTCGTGCTCGGCCTGTACGTGACCTGGATCCTGTGGTTCTGGTGGTTCTTCTGGGGCTGGCTCGCGATCGCCTACGTCGGCTCGATCGTGCTGGCGTATGACTCCCCGCAGGAAGACGAGACGCAGGAGGACGAGTCGTGACCGGGATGGTGCACTTCGGCTCACCTGAGGGTGTGTCCTACGACGATCCGCCCGAGCCCGATCCGAAGCCCATGCTCCACTTCGGATCTCCGGAGGTGAAGTCGTGAAGTTCTGGCTCGGAGTGGGCGCCGGCATCCTCGCGGCGTGGGGCGCGTTCGCGGTGATGATGTGGGGCGAGGCGCACTACTACCGCCTGCAGGCCGAGGGCCCGAAGAAGCCGAGCGTGCCGCCGACCCCGCGGCCACAGACCTACCGGAAGCGCCTGGCATGACTCCCCTCGCGTGGTCCTTCCTGCTGTCGGCCATCGGCATCGTCGGCATCCTGCTGGCCGGCTCGAAGCGTAAGGTCGGCTGGGTCGTCGGCTTCTTCGTCCAGCCGCTATGGATCATCTTCGCGGTCACGACCGAGCAGTACGGGTTCATCCTGAACGCGGTGATCTACGCCGCCGTCTACGGGCGCAACTGGATACTGTGGCGGCGTGATGAACGAATCGAGCGGGAGGCCGCGACCACGGTCCTCCGGGCGCTCAGCGACGGCGGCCCATTGCCACCCCACCCCAAGGAGCGGCGCACTGCGCCCCCCACGGCAGGACCGAAGGGTCCGGCAGGCAACTCCGGCGCGGCGAGCCGTTACTTCGGTGGCGGGAGATAGCCGCGCTATGATGCGACACAGGGCGCACGCCCTACTCGACCTTGCCGTGAAGGGGTAGCAGATGCCGAGGGGTGGTCCGGTCTTCCGCAGCGAGGTGGTCAAGGCCCCCAAGGCGCCCGGCGCCCTCACCGCAGCAGCCAAGGTCTATCAGAATGGACCCGGCGCGCAGTCGATCCGAAAGCAGGGCCGACGCGCCCGCTCGATCGAGTATCAGAACGACCTCTGGGACTTCTACGACACGGTGCCGGAGTTCCGGTTCGCTTGCTCGTGGGTGGGCAGTCTGCTGTCCAAGGTGCGGCTGAACGTCACCTACAAGGGCAAGCCCACCACCAATCAGGCGGCGCTCGACGCTCTCGCATCACTGTTCGGCGGACCCGAGGGCCAGGCCGAGATGATGCGGCTGCTCGGCATCAACTTCACGGTGTGCGGCGAGGCGTTCGTCGTCGGCAAGCCGGACCCCTCATCCCACCAGGACGACTGGCAGGTGATCGCGTCGGTCGAGGTGTCGAACAACGGCACGACGCTGACCATCGAGCAAGAGCCCATCGACGACGAGACGCTGGCGATCCGCCTGTGGCGCGTCCACCCTCGCCGCTCGTCCGAAGCCGACTCGCCCTCGCGCGCGCTCATGCCGGTCCTGGCCGAGATCGTGATGCTGACCCAGGTCGTGAACGCCCAGGGCTCGTCCCGCCTCACATCCTCCGGCATCCTCTGGATCCCGTCCGAGATCGAGATGCCGGCACTCCCCGTCACTGAGGAGAGCATCGACCCCGACGCGGAGATCTCGTCGATCCAGGAGGCGGGCAACGCCGCCGATGCCGTGACGACGCGACTCGTGAAGATCGCATCCATCGCCATCGGGGACCGCTCGTCGGCCGCCGCGAACGTGCCGTTCGTCATCGCCGCCCCGGGCGAGCACCTCGAGAAGATCCAGAAGACCGAGTTCTGGTCCGGCTTCGACGAGCACGCCAAGACTCTCCGCGACGAGGCGATCCGCCGCGTCGGCGTCGGCATGGACATGCCGCCCGAGGTGCTCACCGGCACCGGCGAGATCAACCACTGGGGCGCGTGGTCGGTCGAGGAGGCGGCGATCAAGTCGCACACCGAGCCCCTCATCGACATCATCGTCAACTCGCTGTCCACCGGCTACCTCCACGCATGGCTCGAGTCCGAGGGTGTCGAGGACTGGGAGAACTACGCGTTCGACGCCGACACCACGGAACTGCGCCTGCGCCCCAACCGCTCGAAGGAAGCGATGGAACTGTGGGACCGCGGCGCGATCTCCATCGAGACGCTGCTGCGCGAGAACGGCTTCGACCCCGACACCGACCGCCCCGACGAGGCGGAGCGCATCATGTTCTTCCTCATGAAGGTGGCCGAGAAGACCTCCGCCACACCGCAGCAACTGGCGGCCGCACTGCAGCAACTCGGCGTGAAGGGCATCCCGGCGGGCGAGGACGCGCGCGGGGCCATCGAGCCGCGGCGCTCGCTCGAGGATCATCCGTCGCAGGACATCCCCGTCCAGGAGGAGTCCGAGGCGGGCAACCCGCGCGGGCTGAACGCCTCGGGCCAGCCGGTCATCATCGACCCGCTCGTGCTGGCCTGCGAGGCGCACGTGCACCGCGCTCTCGAGCGCGCCGGCAACCGGCTCAAGAACAGGGTCGACGGCCGCGTGGGTCGAGTCGCCGCGGATCTCTACCTCACGGCACCACAGATGGACTTCAAGGAGTGCGAGGCGCTGCTCGAGGACGCCTGGGGCATGTTGGACCGCTTCGAGTACCCGGGCATCTCGACCGAGCGGCTGCGGGAGGCGCTGAACGAGTACACCCTGTTCCTGCTGCGCACCCAGAAGCCCATGTCGCGCGCCACCCTCGCCCGGCATCTGATGCTGGAGTTGGCGGATGCAGCCTGAGGCGTTCGCAGCGGCACGGCGGGAGCAGTTGCTCCTCGCCGACGAGAGGCTGGGTCCTGCCGTCGAGTTGGGGCTCATGCGCTACCTCAACGGCGAGGATGGCTGGGCGAGCATCATCCGCGACACGGCGGGCCAGATCTGGCTCGAGCACTACGTGGCCGAGTCGCCGGGGCGCGACTACGACCGTGCGCTCGCACGCTTCCGGGAGGCCGTGGGTGAGGCGCTCTCGCGCACCTCGCAGCCGACCGGCGATGTGACGCAGGCGCAGGTAGGCCGCATCGTCCGCTGGCTGTCCACCTACAGCGTGAACGCCGGGACGATCTCCGGCGCGTACGGGCGCGGCATCCGGTTCAAGCGCTGGACGACCATGAACGACGCCGACGTGCGCGAGATCCACGAGCACCTCGACGGGCAGATCCGCCCCATCGGCGGGACCTTCGACGTCGCCGGGCACCGCCTGCCCTACCCTGCGGTGCCCGTGGGTCCGCCGGAGGTGTGGATCGAGTGCCGCTGCGTGGCGCAGCCGGCATCCCGCGAGGGCGAGACGATGAGCGCGAACACGTTCACCATCGGCCCGGAGTACGAGATCGACGAGGAGCACGAGATCGTGAGCAACAACATTACTGCGGCCGGTGACCTGGCCAACCCTGACGGGACGCCGTACACCGGCGCGCTCGTGGTGCTCGTGCCGGCCGACTCGGACCCTGTCGTGGCGGCGTCGAGCGAGCCCGCCCACGTGACGACGGTGTGGTTCGGCGAACTAGCCGACCTCCCTGTGGATGTCGAAGAACTCGAGCAGGCGGTGCGCCTCTACGCCCAGGGTCTCGACGGCCCTGTCGTAGTTCCCGTCCGCGAGCGCGGCACGCTTGGCGACGACGACGCAGACGTCGTGTTCCTCGAGCCGACAGATTCGCTGCTGGCGCTGCGCGACGGTCTGCTGGTGAATGAGCCGATCAAGACGGCGTATGACGCCGCGGAGCAGTTCCCCGAGTGGACCCCGCACGTCACGCTCGGCTATCCCGAGCGGCCCGCGAAGGCCGAGTACGATGCGACAGAGGTGACGTTCGACCGGATCAGCCTGTGGCTGGGCGGCGAGCACTACGACTACCCGATGGGAGGGACCGCCGTGACTGCGGATGCTGCGATCGCAGACGAGGATGTCGTCGCCGAGGACATCCCCATGGACGAGCCCGAAGACGACGAGGACCTCATCACCGAGATCCCCATCCACGGCGTGCTCGCGCCCGAGGGGATCCTGACCGGAGATGGCCGCGGCTTCCGCGAGGGCGCGCTGTCCACGCGGCCGCTACCCGTGCCGTACCGATACGAGTACGTGTCGTCACACGGCGGCAATCAGACTTCCGAGGTGGCCACCGTCGGCCGCATCGACCAGGCGTGGAAGCACGAGGAGACGGGCATGTGGCGCTTCATCGGCGCGATTGTGCTCGACAAGCCGTACGCCGCGGCGGCGATCTCCTCGATCATCGACGGCACCGGCTCGGGCGTCTCCATCGACGCCGACGACATGGTCCAGGACTTCTCCGACATCCTCGACGAGGAGGGCAACTACATCGAGAAGCCCTTCGACCTGGCCGAGGTGGGCAAGCAGGAGGAGATGTGGTTCTCGCAGGCGCGCGTGGCGGGCCTGACCCAGGTGCCGATCCCCGCCTTCCACCAGGCGTACGTCGCCCTGGGTGACGAGTTCGTGGAGGACATGACCGAGGAGCAGGCGCTCGCAGCGTCCGCCGCTCTCGAGGACTGCGGCTGCGACGGCGAGGTGGCGCTGGCTGCCGCCGGCGTGGACTTCCGCGACGTCTCGACGAAGGAGCGCAAGCGCCTGGCCGACGAGGGCAACGCGATGCCCGACGGCTCATACCCGATCGCCAATGAGGAGGACCTCCGCAACGCGATCCAGGCTATCGGTCGGGCCAAGGACCCGGATGCCGTCAAGGCGCACATCAAGAAGCGGGCGCGTGCACTCGGCAAGGAAGACCTGATCCCCGAGGGCTGGTCGCTCGCGCGCGGCGGGTTCGTCACCGCCGGCACCTTCGCTCTTGCTGGCGAGACCGGCATCCCCGAGTACATCGTCCCGCTCACAGTGGCGGGCGACAACCAGGAACTGCTCGCCCGGATCGCACGAGGCGACGTGTCGTTCGCACCCGGGACCAAGGACGGCCCGGGGTGGATCACCCACCCGGTCGCCACCTCGCGCATCCGCCGCTACTGGGTGCGCGGCACCGGCGCCGGCAAGATCGGCTGGGGCCGCGGCGGGGACTTCTATCGCTGCCGGAACCAACTGCGCAAGTATGTCGCCAACCCCGACTGGCTGGACGGTCTGTGCGCAAACATGCACAAGGAGGCGACCGGCATCTGGCCCGGACAGCACGACGCCCACTCGATCCGCCAGGGCCTGGTAGCCGCCGGTACCATCACCGCCGAGCCCGCGCCGCTCGCCCGCCTGGTCGCGAGCGCGTCGCGCAAGTTCCCCGCCGCCGCGTTCGCCGAGCCCGAGGACCTGGGCCGCGCGTACGCGATGCGCATCGACCGCGAGACACGCCGGATCTGGGGCTTCGCCGCAGACTGGACCACCTGCCACATCGGCATCACCGGCATGTGCCAGGAGCCGCCGAAGTCGCACTCGAACTACTCGTACTTCCGCAAGGGCCTGGTCGAGACCGACGCCGGCGAGCAGTCGGTGGGCCTGCTGACGATGGGCATCGGTCACGCCGGGGAACGCGTCTCGGCTGCTGCCGCGACGGCGCACTACGACCGCACCGAGGCCGTCAAGGCGTATATCAACATCGGCGAGAACGCCTATGGGATCTGGTACGCCGGAGTGCTCGCACCCTGGGTCACCGACGACGACATCGACGCGATGCTCGCCATCCGGCGCGTCTCTGGCGACTGGCGTAACTGGTCGGGCCGGTACGGCGACCTCGAGATGGTGGGCCTGGTGGTCGTCAACACTGAGGGCTTCCAACTCGCGGCATCCGGCGCGCTCGACGGCATGGTCGAAGGCGTACAGACGGCGGCGATCGGCATCGGATCCGTCGACGTCAAGGACGACGAGCCGGTGACGTCGAAAGACGTGGGCGAGACGCACGAGCAGTTCGTGCAGCGCCTGGCGGTCGAGGTGGCACGAGTCACCGCGTTCAAGGCTCGCGAGCAGGCCGCTCGTGAGCGCATCCACGCGCTGCGCGTCGCCGACGCGCGCGCACGACTCGAGAGGATCTGAGCATGTGCAGTTGCGGGAAGAAGAAGGGCACCACGCAGAACTTCACCCACACCTTCAAGGACGAGACTGGGACCACCCAGCAGAAGACCTACTCGTCGGAGATGGACGCTCGCCAGGCGGCGTCCCGGCTCGGTGGAACGGTGCGCGCCGCCGCCTAAGCCCCACTGACGAGACGACGAGAGCCCCCATCGACTAGCGGTGGGGGCTCTCGCTGCCCGGTCTCCGACGCCCTGGCCAGTAACGTCGCCCTCTACTCCGGAAGGTTTGCGGGCCGACCAGGGATCGAACCTGGAACCTGCGGTTTTGGAGACCGCCGCGCTGCCAATTGCGCCATCTGCCCTGGCGACCCCACGGGACCGCGGAGCCGGGGCCAGTCTACTCACCTCGGCGGCGCTTGTCCCACTGCACGATAGCGAACAGGATCAGCGCCACAGCAGGCATCGAGCCGACCAGCACGTAGAACCACCAGGGCATCATGAGCCGAGAGTATCGGCGTGTCGCGGGAAAATGTTGCAATCTGCTCAGCCTGTGTGGCACGATTCCACCAGATGTAGTGACCTCTCGGCCGTAGGCGGAGGGACACCCTGACAGCAAGAACGTCGAGGGGTGACCTTTGCCACCCCCGAACCCCGAGAGGAACGATCATGGCCGACAAGGCTCCCAAGAAGTTCGAGGTTCCGGTCAACGACGCGGGCGAGATCACGCTTGCCGAAGACCTCACCCTCGAGTCGATCTCCGAGACGCGTGACGCCGCGAAGGCGTACCTCAAGGAGGTCGACATCGCCAACGCCGAGGAACTCGACGCGGCAACCCTCGAGCACATCGAGCAGGTGCTCTCGTACGTGGACGCCCTGGACGCCCGCGACGGCGAGATCACCGCCGAGCAGGAGGCGCTCGACGCCCGCCTGACCGCAGCCCGTGACCGCGCGGCCGCACTCAACAAGACCGCCGAGGAGTCCGCCGAGGGCGAAGGCGGCGAGGGTGAGGGCGAAGGTGACGGAGAGGGTGAGTCCGTCGAGGGCGAGCCCGCCGAGCAGGAGGCCGTCCTGGCATCCGGCCGTCGGCGCCCGACCGTCGCCCGGGCCGCCCGCAAGGCGCCCGAGGTGATCCTCCCCAAGGACGAGAAGGCGGGTCGCAAGACCGTCGTGCTCGCTGCGGCGAACGTCCCGGACTTCAACCAGAACCAGGAGATCGACTCGCTCGACACCCTGGCCGACGCCTTCCTCTCGCTCACCGGTGCGTTCGGTGCTCGCGGTGTCGACCACTTCGGTCGCGGCGCGGCGAAGACCACGCACCGTGAACTGACGAAGAACGCGGCGCGCAAGGGCGTGGCCCGCATCAAGCGCGACGAGAACCAGTTCTCCGTCGACCGCGACATGTCGGCGGCCGAGCAGATGCAGATCATCCTCGACGCCTCGGACGAGGTGAAGCGCTTCGGCTCGTTCGGTGGCCTCACCGCCGCCGGTGGCTGGTGCGCCCCCTCGGAGACGATCTACGACCTGTTCTCGTACCACACGGGCGCGGGCACGTTCGACATCGCCGAGGTCACGGCACGCCGTGGTGGCATCTCGTTCACCAAGGGCCCGGACTTCATGACGATCTTCGCCGACCCCGACGCGGGCTGGTCGATGACCGAGGCGCAGGCCGAGGCCGGCACCTTCACGAAGCCCTGCTTCGCGCTCGAGTGCCCCCCGTTCGAGGAGGTCCGCCTGGACGCGATCGGCTTCTGCGCCACGGCGCCGCTGCTGACCGAGGCCGGCTACCCGGAACTGGTCCGCATGGTGCTGTCGATGCTGGCCGCTGGTCACGAGCGTCGCAAGAGCGCCGCGACCATCGCGCGCATCTCCACCATGATCGGAGCGGCCACCGTGTTCGCGCCGGTCGGGGCAGCGGGCAGCCAGTCCGGCTACGCCGACACCCTCGCCGCGCTCGAACTGGACGCCAACCGCATCCGGCAGACGCTGGCGATGGACCCCAACGCCACGGTCGAGGCGGTCTTCCCGTACTGGGCCTACGGCGTGTTCCGCACGGAACTGTCGCGCCGCCTGGGTCTGGACAACCCGTTCCGCATCACGAACTCGGACATCGACTCGCACTTCGCCCTCCGCGGCATCCGTGCGCAGTTCGTGTACGACTACCAGATGCTCAGCACGGGCGCGGCTGGCACCGCCGGTGGCACCGCGGCATGGACGGCGTGGCCGACCACGCTCGAGTACATGATCTGGCCCGCCGGTGCGTTCACCCGCCTGGTGAACGACGTCATCAACCTCGACGCGGTCTACGACCACGACCTGCTCACGCAGAACGAGTACACGGCGGCGTTCATGGAGGAGGGCTTCGCGGTCGCCAACACGCGCGGCTTCGGCCTCAAGCGCACCGTGGCCCTGAACCCCGAGGGCTCCTCGGGCTTCCCGGCCATCGGCGCTGGCGCAGACGTCACCTTCGCCACGGTCTGATCTCGCAGCCCTGGGGCTCGGCTAACCACCGGGCCCCAGGGCACCAAACCGGAGAGGAGGAGGCATGGCCATCCTGGTTCAGGCCCCGCCCCGCACGCCCCGCGAGGGCGGGATCAAGTCCGTCGCGAGTCCCTTCATCACCGTCCCCCGGCTCGGACTGCCGGAGGGCGATCTCGTCTGGGAGGACTCCACCTGCGGGTTCACCGACGAGACCTGGGTCGACTGCGTCCGCCCGCTGGACGCCGAACTCAAGACCGGCGCTGGCGTCACCCAGTACGAGGTCCAGGTCCCCGCGTTCGCCCGCTACAAGGGCGTCTCATGCTTCATCGGCGGTGACGGTGTAGGCCCGTCGTTCCAGGAGCAGGCAGAGTCTGCCCTGGCCGCCGGTGAGGATCGTCCGATCGAGGCCGCACTGTGGGCCTGGGCGGCTCTCGCGCCGACACCTGGCGCCGCGGCGACCATCGCCGAGGCCATCGCCGCCGCCGAGGATTACGCCGACACGAACTACGTCGGCCGCCCCATCCTGCTGATCTCCCGGGAGGACGCGGAACTCGCGTACACTGCCGGCGCACTGGACTTCGTGAACGGGAACCTGGTCACGGGGAACAAGACCCCGGTGCTCGCCTCGGGAGAGATCCCGTCGGGCTCCATCGCTGTTGTCGGCGGCATCGCCGTCTACGTCACCGACGTCGTAGCCAAGGCCGCGGCCGAGTACGAGGACAACATCATCCTGGCTGTCGCGGAGCGCAAGTATGCCATCGGCATCGACTGCGCCTTCCGCTACGTCGTCACCGTCACGCCGTAACGAGAGGAATCATCATGGCGAATGTGATCCCGGAGGGCTACGAACTTCTCGTCGGCCGCTCCCGAGACAAGGCCCGCGAGGCCATCGAGACCGCACAGGAGCGCGGCTTCCCCGTCGAGTCCGTGCTCACCCAGCGGGATGGCTACCTCATCCCGCTGGACCCGAACGCCGAGCCCGCGACCGCCGAGGCGCAGGAGATCGTACTCCCGAAGGACTCGGACAACCACCAGGCGATCGACGACTTCGCCGAGAAGTACGGCCTGTCCTACGACGGCATCGAGGCGAAGGATCCCACGAAGCCGACGAAGGTCGAGAAGATCGCCCACCTCGCCAAGGCGCTCGAGGCCAAGGCGGCGGAGAACGACGCTCACCTCGAAGCGACCGGCGAGGCCACTCCCGTTGGCGAGGACGCGGGCGACCAGACCGACGACCAGAGCACCGACACGGCACCCGCCGACGACCAGAGCAAGGAGGACTAAGCCATGCCTCGCACCGCATCCCGCCTCAAGGCTGTCCGCGGCCACGCGATGCGCGCCACGCGCGTCGACAACTGCGGCCGCCTCGTCATCGGCGAGTACAACCAGGCCGTCTCCGAGGGTGTGGTCACCACGACCTTCACCCCGCGCACCATCGAGACGCCGGAGATCAACGTCCCGAACTTCGCCGGCAAGCGCTGCGTCTACGAGGCGTCGTCCGTCGACCTCGCCGGGTACGACGTGACGATCGAGTTCTGCGACGTCGACTTCGAGATGTTCGAGATCATCACCAAGCAGCCGCTCGTGCTCGACGCGTCCGGCCGAGTGGTGGGTCTCGAGATCGACACCGCGATCAAACTGACCGACGGCTTCGCCCTCGAGACGTGGACGGGCGCCCAGGGCTCCGACGCGTGCGAGGACCCCGACGCCGAGGGCCAGTGGGGCTACCTGCTCATGCCGCACCTCAAGGGCGGCATCGTGGGCGACATCACGGTGGCCAACGACGCGGTGAACTTCACGATCACCGGCGCCGGTACTCGCGAGGGCAACTACTGGGCCAACGGCCCGTACGCCGTCGAACTCGACGAGAACGGCGTGCCCGCCGCGCTGGCACAGGCCGTGTCGCGCACGGCCGCGCTGCGCATCGAGGTCGTCTCGGTCGCGCCGCCGACCGAACTGGTGGGCGCACGTCCGGTGCTCGACCCGGCGCTCCCGGCGCTGACGTCGATCGCCGCCACGGAGGACGCCGGGGATGTCACGGGCATGACCGCGGACTTCGCGACCACGCCCGCCGCCACCGGCCCCGTGTGGTGGGACTTCGGCGACGGAGACTGGGACCTCGTGGTCGCTCCCGGCGCCGCATCGCACCAGTACACCGACCCGGGCACCTACACGGTGCGCGCGTCCCAGAACGGCATCGCCTGGCCGACGACCACGGTCGTCGTCCCTTTCCCGTAGGCCCCACCACTGGGTTCGGGTATGGCCCGTTCGGTCATGGAGCATTCGGCCACGGCCCCGCCTGAACTCAGTGGTTCAGGCGGGGCCGTTCCCCTCAGAGGAGATGAGTGATGCCCTTCACGACTGACATTCCCGCGGAGAACACCGACCCGTGGTACGCGGAGATGGCCGCGGCGTGGGAGTCCCTCAGGGTGTTCATCGATGGGCTCGAGAGCGACATCGCACTCCCTCCCGACCTGTCGATCTACACCCGGTTCGTGTTCGTGACCGACGGCAACCCGAGCCCGGCACGACCTGGCCCTCCGGGTGGGCTCGTGCTCTGGATCGACACCCGTACCACCCAGAGCACGGATCCGCCGGCGATGGGTTCGCAGGACATCATCATCGGCGGGGCACCGGCGCCCGCGCCCGAGCCACCCACGATCATCACGACCGCGTTCAACTCGATGGTGATGAACTCTCCCTTCACGCAGCAGATCGTCGTGGTCGGCGATCCGCCGCTCACCTTCGGAGCGACCGACCTGCCCGCGGGCCTGACGATGGGTGCCACCGGCATCGTCTCCGGCACGCCGACAGTCGCTGGCTCTGGCAGTGCATCGGTGACCGTCGAGAATGTGGCGGGCAGCGACGAGCAGGTCATCCCCTGGACGGTGGCCGCCTCGCTGTCGCCGCCTGTTCTCGGGCCGCCCACGCTCAACGAGATGACCCAGAACCAGGCGTTCACGCAGACGCTGACCAATACGGGCGGCCCCATCGCGTCGGTCAGCACACTCGGCACCGTTCCCCCAGGACTCTCGGTGTCGCTCAATGGTGGACTGCCTGTCGTGGCCGGTACTCCCACGGGGTCGGGGGCATACTCGTTCACCGTGCGCGCGACGAACGCCGCCGGATCCGACGACCAGTTGTACACCGGCACGATCACCGCCGCCCCGCCGACCGGCTCCGCCTCCGTCTTCGGCTCGGCGAGCCCTGGTGCGGCCGACATCTACACCGACGGTGGTGGATCGCTGCGACAGGGCAACCGGTTCCAGACTGACCTGGCCGTGGTCGTCACGGGCCTCAAGTTGTGGAACCCACCGGCGGCGGACCCGACGCTGCTCGGCACCGACGTCACGGCGTACGCCTACCTGAACGACTACCAGGGCGCGCAGTTGGCCGGCTCCATCACCTGGGGCTCAACTCCGGTGGCGACGAAGGTGCACACCGCGACGCGCGTGGCCGGGGAGTGGACGGAGATCCTGTTCGACGAGCCGATCACGCTGCCCGCGCTGACCACCACTCCGGGCGAGAACGACGTACTCACCCTCGCGGTGCAGTACGCGGGCGGCCAGTACTACATCATCGTCCCGGGCCTGCTGGCCGATCCGATCTTCTCGGCCGCGGGGCATGTGTCGCTTTCGCAGGCGAGCGACCCCGGTCGTGGCGTGAACACGCTCATCACCGGCACCACGACTGCCTACTACGCCATCGACATCATCTTCGAGGTGCCCTGATGAGACTGCTCTCCCTGCGACCTGACGGCACGTTCCCACCCTCCGCGATCCCCGGAGGCTCGGTGGGTGGCACCTTCTACCCGGAGGACTATGGCGCGGTCGGCGACGGCGTGACCGACGACACGGCGGCATGGAAGGCATGCATCGCCGCAGCGATCGCGGCCGCGCCGGACCACAACTACGCCGTCACCGTGCAGGCGCAGCCCGCCGAGTACCTCATCGCGGGCGACCCGGTGCCTGGCCACGAGTACGGCAACGCACAGATCCCCATCCCGCACAACATCGGCACGAACCGCAAGATCGTCCTCACCATCCGTGGTGCAGCCGACGCCGGGGCGTTCCTGTACTGGAACCAGAACGCGCCGCAGTCGATGGGCACCGTCCTCAAGTCCACACTCGCAGACGGTGTGGACGACGCCGAGTTCGGCACCCCCTCTGTCATCGGCGGCCCGACGAACCTGGCGGACGCCCCGCAGGACACCTACGCGACGCTTTCCAACATGCTCGTGGTTTTCGACGGCATTCAGATCCAGGTGCCCTACGCCGCCACCGCGCTCATCGGCATCGACCTCCGGCTCGTCGCGAACGCCAGCCTGGTCACTGCGTCCGTCTTCGCGGATCGCTCGCTGAACACCGTGCCGGCCATCGGCGCCCCGACCGAGATCACCACCGCGGGCGTCTACATGCCGCGCACCGGGAACAACGTCCGCAACACCATCGGGGCGTACACCTCCGAGGGACTCGGGATCGGGATCGCCCTCGGCGAGCACACGCAGGCGGCGTTCATCGGCCTGGTCTACTGCAACCGCGGCGTCGTCATCCAGGGCACCGGCGGCCCGCAGTGGCCGGACGGTACGCAGCGCTACACCACACACGGTTTCCAGATCGACCACCTGCTGGTCGAGGCGACCTACGTCTGGCTGTACAACAACGGCGCCAACGCCCAGGTGGTCATCGATCTCATGGGCGGCGAGGGCGTCACGGCGTTCACCGAGCACGTCTACGACCCCAACGACCGGCTCGTCGGCCGGATCAACTTGCTCGACATCTACCAGCAGTTCCTGACCATCAACGGGGCTGCCGGCATGCGGATCATCAACGACCAGATCGCGCCGGGACCGCGCGCCGACCAGCCCGCCCTGACGCCCGGCGTGGAGGTGGTGAACCCGTACTACCGCGACGCGCTGGTCGGGATCACCGGCGCCGTGACGGACGTCACGATCGGCGGCGTGTCGATGGGCGCGACCCCGGGGCAGTACCTGGTTCCCAGTGGCTCGAGCATCGAGGTCGCCTCGGCGGGGACACCGGACTGGGAATGGCTGCTGCTGTGACCGAGACGGGTATCCTGAGCCCGAGGAGGTCGCGATGACGATCTGTTACCCATCGACCACCGACTGGTCCTGCGCCTTCGACCAGGCCGAACTGCAGGCCCTGCGGGACGTGCCGGCATCGGCGCACAACCTCGCGGTGTCCGAGGCGTTCGCCTGGTATCTGCTGGCCTCCCTCACGGGATACCGCATTGGCGTCTGCCCGGTCACTGTGCGCCCGTGTGCGTCCCGCTGCGCCCCCAGTGGGACCTGGCTCGTCGCACCCGTTTCTCGCGCGTCCACGGCGGCCCTGGGCGGCCGCATCGGTCTGCTGAACCCCTTCATCTCGGGCGGCGTCTGGTACAACGCCTGCGGATGCCGCGATCAGTGCGAGTGCACCAACCTGCCCGCCGTGGACCTGCCCGGCCCGGTCGGCAAGATCGAGAGCGTGATGCTCGAGGGTGTCGAACTGGATCCGACCGCATACCGCGTCGAGGACGGCTCGCGGCTGGTCCGCACGGACGGCGAGCCCTGGCCGGCATGCAACGACGGCACCTTCGAGGTGACCTACTACCGCGGGGCCGCGCCGAACATCATGATCGAGCGCGCCGCGGGCATCCTCGCCCACGAGTTCTACCTCTCCTGCGAGGGTGGCGCGTGCCGTCTGCCCAGCAACGTCGTACGCGCCTCGCGCGGAGGCGAGTCGTACGAGTTCCAGCCGACCGACTTCCCAGACGGACAGACCGACATCCCCGAGGTGAACGCGGTCATCCGCATCTACAACCCGAACGGCCTCAAGATGCCAGTCACCATGGCCTCGCCTGAGACGGTCGGCACTGGCGGAAGGATGACGACGTGGCGGCGCCGCTGATCGATCTCGTCGATGACGCGAAGTTCTGGCCGATGCTGCAGTCGCTCGTCGACTGCATGTGCACGAGCCTGGCCGAGGCGAAGGGTCCCGCCCTCTGCTACTGCGGGCTCTACGTGGGCGACACGCAGCCGCCGCTGGGCGTCATGGACTGCAGTGGCCAGGCGTGCGGGATCGCGTGGGTGCGCCCCGTTTCGTCGTACCCCTCCTCGGCCTTCCCGGCGGCCGAGGAGGGGACGCTCGCCTCGTGCTCCGCGCCGCTGGCGATGCAGGTGGAGATCGGCGTCGCGCGCTGCATGCCGCGACCGACTGGCAAGCAGGTGCTCGCCGACCCGCAGGAGATGTTCGACGCGGCCCGGCTGTACATGAGCGACCTACAGGCGGTCAGGAAGGCGATCGCGTGCTGCTTCGGTGACCTGCGCAAGGACCCGGCCAAGCGCTCATGGCAGCACTCGCTGGCCGAGTGGCAGCCCGTCCCCTCCGGCGCCGGCGTCTCCGGCGGCATGTGGAACCTGTTCATCGGGTGATGGCATGCCGCTCTCGTACCGCGTGCACGTACTGCGGCGGAACCTGACCGCGCAGTTCCAGTCGACCGGCCAGGCGGGGCGCTGGCTCGACCGCCTCGGCACCCGGATGTTCCGCGCTGCCCAGATCGAGGCGGGTCGTATCAGCCGCACCGGCACGCTGGTGCGCGGTCACCGCATGGACCCCGTGCGCGGCATCAACCAGTTCGCCTGCGACGTCCACATCTACAACATCGCTGAGCATGCCGCCTGGGTGCACGGTGGGACGATGACGCCCATCGAACCGACGACGGCCAACAACCTGTCCGTCCCTATTGCCCGCGGCTCGACCGTGCGGCATCTCCGCAAATCAGTGCGGGGCCAGACGGCCAATCCCTGGCTGGATCGCGCGTGCGCGCGCGTGGCGCGCTCGGTCGGCGCGGTCGACTACGGATGAGCCGTCCCAATCTTGGGATGGAACGCCGTCTAACAGTGGTACGCTGACCCCGACGAAAGGGGACTCATGCTCGAGTTCACGAAGGCAGTCGAGGCGAAGGTCCGCGAGGAGGCCGATCCCGACGAGGATGTCGTGGAGGTGAACCTCTGGGGCCTCAAGGTCCAGGCTCGCCGCATGACCACCACCCAGGCCGCCCTGCTCATGGGCTCCGGCGCTCGGCCGATGAGCGAGCAGACCGCCGCGATTCTCGGCACCATCGAGGCGATGATGGGCATCCGGGCGCGACGCCACGTCCAGGAACTCATCTTCGCCGGCCAGATCGAGATGTCGGACCTGTTGGGCGGGAACGACAGGACCGAGATGGGCGTCATCGATGCCGTGATCGAGGAGTTCACTGGCCGCCCTACCCAGCCGTCTACCGTCTCTTCGCCATCGCGGGCCACTGGTGGGCGGAGATCGACGGGCCGCTCGCCGGGCAAAGGGTCGACGCGCTCGACCTCCCCCTCCACCGATTCCTGAACCTGATCTACTCGTGGGCCGCTCAGCGGATCGACCCCGAGCAGTACTCGAGTGTGTCGCTGTGGCGCGCAGATCTTGAGGCGCCGCTAAACGGGCGCAGACGCAAGGTCAGCGATAGAGTGGCGGCGGAAGACTTCGCCATGTTCCAGCAGGCACAGGCGGCTCTGAACGGCTGAGAGGGGTCGGCGGGTGTCGAATCTAGTCGGGCGCGTGGACTTCACGGCACGCATCGACGGACGACGCACGCCGAAGGACGCCGAGAATATCGGCCGCCAGATGGGTTCGTCGGCCTCCGACGGCTTCGACGACACCTGGTCCAAGGGCTTCCGCGAATCGCTCGACAAGAACGCGCGCGCGGCGTTCGATCGCTGGCAGAAGTCCGGCAAGCAGTCCGGTGGGGCGTACGGCACCGCGTTCAGGAACTCGTACGTGCCCTACCTGCGCGACGCCGAGAAGGCGTTCGGCCGACTCCGCCTAGACCCCGGCTTCCTCGATGACCTGAACGAGAAGTTCGGGGACGCCGGGCTCGCGGCGCGCTACATGCAGGAGCGCCTGGTCGACCTCGACCGTGAGGGCAAGATCACCAACGCGACCTTCGGCGTCGCGCAGCGCCAGGTCAACGACTGGGCTGAGGCGCAGCGCCAGGCCGCGATCAACGCGAACGACCACCGCGATGCGATCGCACGGCTCCGGCTGGACGTGGAGGCGTCCGCGCAGGCGTTCCGCGACGTCGACCAGGTGCTGCAGCAGCGCGGGCAGGCACAGTACGCCGCGCAGCAGGAACGGCTCAACGCGCTGTTCCGCGACTCGGAGCGCTACACGAAGGACTTCCGAGCCGAGGTCGACGCGATGGATGCCGCGTTCGTGCGCGCATCGCAGTCGACCGACCGCTGGGCACTGTCGTGGGACTCGCTCTCGCACAACCAGCGCCAGTGGACGGCCATCATCGGCGCAGTCATCGGCGGCGCGTCCGACATCGCCGCGCTCGGCTCGCTCGCCGGCGCCGGTCTGATCGCCCTCGGCGGTGCGGCGACATCCGCCGTCGTCGGCGTCGGCACGCTCATCCCGATCATCGCGACCCTTGCGCGCGACGTCGAGGATCTGCCGGAGGATCTGCAGGGGGCAGCCACCGAGGCCCGCCAACTGGGCAGCGCCTTCCGTGTGCTCGGTGAGGAGATCACGCGCGGTGCGGTGCAGCAGGCCGGAGGCGCGTTCGTCTCGCTGCAGGGAACCATCGCGGCACTCACCCCCGAACTGCAGGACGTCGGCGGCGTGATGGGTCGCCTGTTCGGAGATCTCGCCGAGAATCTCGAGCCCGGCGCGGAGGCATTCGAGGTCATCCGGAGCACCGCGGCCAACGCCGCACCTCAGATCGACTCGCTCGCTCGCTCCGCGGGCACCCTCGGCGTATCGCTGCTGCGCTCGTTCGACCGAGCGAACCCCCTGGTCGAGGACTTCATCGGCTACATCGACACGCTCGTGGGCCGCTTCGACGACTTCTCGCGCTCGACCGCCTTCGACGACTGGGTCGCCCGCAGCCGCACGTCGTGGGGCGCCTTCGGCGACCTGCTGGACGAGACGGGGCGCATGCTCAACGATCTCGTCACGCCGGAGGCCATGAACCGGCTCAACGCCTTCCTGGGCAACCTCGAAGCGTTCATGCCGCACCTCGGGCAACTGCTGGACGTCGCGGGGCGACTGGATATCTTCGGCCTCATCGCGCAGGGGCTCGCGCAACTGGGCGAGGCGCTCGAACCGCTCGCGGATCCCGTCGGAGATCTCGCCGAGGCCGTGTCGGGTGGTCTGTCGATCGCCATCGAGACCCTGGCGGACGGCATCACCATCGTGGCCGCCGTCACGGCGCCCGCTGTCGACCTGCTCGCGGCCTTCGTGGACGTCGCCGGGGAGTCGGGTGTCATCGAGGGTGCTGCGATCGCTGTAGGGACCCTGGCGGGCGCGTTCCTGCTGCTGCGCGGCGGCGGAGCGCTCGCGGGCGCATTCGCCGCGCTGGACACCTTCACGACCAAGACCTCCTCCCTGCCGGGCGTGCTCGGCCGCGCCGAAACGAGCGTGCGCACCTTCGCTGGCCGAGCCGGAGCGCTCGGCGTGGTCGCTGGCGTGTCCGTGGCGGCCGCGTCGGGCATCCAGGCCCTCATCGAGGAACTCACGCAGTTCGATGCCAAGGCGACAGAGGCCGTCGGCGCCGGTCGCGGGCTCGTGGATGCCGGTCGGGAGATCTACGGCACGTTCCAGTTCATGGGGACCACGCTCGAGGGCACATCGGTCACCACGCAGAACCTCGCGGAGTCCCTCGATCAACTCGGCCGGCAGGGCGGCGGTCTGTGGAACCAGTTCACAGCCGGATTCCGTGGGGTCGCCGCCGAGAGTGACGCCCTGGCGCAGTCTGCAGCCGATCTGGGCGCCGTTCTGGGCCAGATGGACGCGCCACTGGCTGACCTCGCGAACTCGAACCTCCCGGCCGCTCAGGAGCAACTGCGCGCGTTCGCCGTGGAGGCTCGCGCATCGGACACCGAGATCCTGGCGATGCTCGACTCGATGCCGAAACTCAAGGACGCGCTGATCCAGCAGGTGGAGTCCACCGGCCAGGTCGCCACGTCGCAGAACCTGCTCGCCGCGGCGCTCGGAGAGACCGACACCGCGACGCGCTCGGTCGACGAGGCCATGGCGGGTATCGAGGGGCGCAGCATCACCGCCGGGGAAGCCATCGACGGACTCGCCGACAAGATCCGCGGCTTCGGCTCGGCCACGCTGTCGACGCGGGATGCCGAGCGCGAGTTCCAGGCGTCCATCGACGACGCCACGGCGGCGCTCGCGGAGAACGGCGCGACCCTCGACATCAACACCGAGCAGGGCCGGGCCAACCAGGCAGCCATCGACGAGATCGCGCAGTCGGCGCTGGACTTCGCCGCAGCCACGTACGAGGAGACTGGCAGCATCCAGGGTGCGACGGCCGCGATCTCCGCAGGCCGAGAAGCGCTCATCCTGCAACTGCAGGCGATGGGCTACACCCGGGAGGAGGCCGAGCGATACGCCGACTCGCTGAACCTCATCCCGGAGAACATCGAGACCATCGTGAAGGCCGACACTGGGCCAGCGCAGGGCTCGGTCGAGGACTTCATCCGCCGCAACGCTGGCCGCCGGTTCAACATCTACATCGATGCGATCAACTCGGGCGGCGGCGGCGGGCGCAGCCAGCAGTTCATGGCGTCCGGTGGCGTCCTGACGAGCCCGACCAGCGTGGTCGCCGGTGAGGCGGGCCCGGAGGCATTCGTGCCGCTGGATCGCCCGCTGTCGCAGGTAGATCCGTCGGTGCGCTGGCTGTCGGCCATCGCACAGGGCAAGGGAGGCTACATGGCCTCCGGTGGCGTGGTCACTCGGAGTGGTCCCCAGATCACCGTGGCCGAGGGCGCTATCGTAATCAGCGGCATCCGCGACGAGCGCCGCGCCGCCAACGAGGTCATCCAGCGTCTCATCGAAGACGTCGTGGCATAGGAGGGAGACACGTGCTCGATCACTACCTCACCCTGGGTGGCAACGAGGTCGTCAACAGCGCTCGAGCGTTCGGCTACGCCACGACCGGCAACTGCCGGGCGTCGTGGCTGCGCGACCCCGACTGCGACACGATTTTCGACGCGCAGGGTGACGAGCAGTACGAGTACGCGAACATCACGCAGGCGCCCTGGTATGACCCGGACGACCCGGACGTCACCAGTCGCTTCCTCGGCCTGTACGGCGTGGACATCCGAAACCTCTCGGACTCCACCCGCGAGGCGACCAACACGGAGAAGACCACCGCGGGCTCTCAGGTCTCCGGCTACCGCCACGCATCCCGCGAGGTCCGCGTCCGCGGCTGGATGACGGCGCGCGGGGGTGACGCGCTCGAGGCGGGGATGACCTGGCTGCGCAACGTGCTCGAGCCGAATGCCTGCGGTATCCACGGCGGCGCGTGTGGCGAGTCGGACTCGGCGTTCTTCGTGGACTGCCCGCCACAGCGCCGCGACTACACGTACTACACGGACTGGGTGACGTGGACGAACCGCATCACCAACCCGTCCTTCGAGACGGTCATCCCTGGCTCGTTCGCTGAGGTGCGCCGGAACCGGTTCACCGACCCCGCGGCGACGGGCCTCACGGCGTTCGGCGCGACGGCTGGGCAGTCCACGCTGAGCCAGGTGGGAGGAGTCCCCCACTGGGCGATCGAGACCGATCAGCCGGTCGGCATCCGTACCATCGGGACCCCCGTCTTCGTCGTCGGCCAGAGTTATCGGATCCTCCTTCGGGCCCGAGCGAACCGGACTCTCACCGGGAACCTCCGCCTGGGCAGCACCAATGGGCCGCCGATCGCCATCACGAGCGAGTGGCAGTGGTTCGAGACCACTCAGCCGGCGGGAACGACCGCCGTCACGAACACCGGGATCGTCCTCACCACCGCCGGCGGCCACGTCGCCGGTGACTGGGTGGAGATTGACCGGGTCCTCATCGCCGATGGCGGCGACAAGGGGGACTGGTTCAGTGGAGCCTCCCCGACCACCGACTCCGACCTGGACTACGTCTGGGTGGGCGCCGCCAACGCCAGCGCGAGCGTGCTGCAAGGCGCTAGGGTGGCCGGGCAGCCGTCCAGCGCTCAGCAGTGCGCGGCGGTGTGGTCCACTCAGTGGGCGGCGAGCCGCGCGGCCTCTGTGCGCGTCATCCCGACAGGGTCGGGGAACAACTCCACGTACTACGCCACGCTGGCCACCCTCGGCCTGGAGACGGGCAAGACCTACACCGCCCTCGTGACCGCCAGGCTTGCGGCCCCTCAGATCGGATCCCTCAACCCCCGTGCCCGCTCGCTGTCGCTCAATGTCGGCGACGTCGTATCCCAGGCGCCCAACACTGCAGGCACTCACCCCCTCCGCATCACGTTCACCATCGATGGCACCATCATCACAACCGCGGCAACCCTGTCGCTCTACAACGGAGCGGCGGCAGGTAACGGGGAGGTCTGGTTCGACGACTTCCTGATCGTCGAAGGTGAGTATCTCGACGGCTACTTCGACGGCGACACACCGGATGACCCCGGCACCGACGGCCTCGAGCCGCTCTACCGCTATGCCTGGACCGGCGCAGTGGACGCCTCCACCTCGACGTACGAGGAGCGCGTGTTCTACATCGGGCCCGAGCCGGACGAGACGTACTATCCGTTCGTCGACGAGTGGCGCCGATACCTGCACAGCGTCCGATGCATCTCCGGCCCGTTCACGGTCCAGGAGGCGGTGTCGGAGGATGGCATGCACGTCGGGCGCCTGGTCGAGTTCACCCTGCTCGCGGAGGTGCCATGGGTGTTCGGCATCACGAAGGAGATCGAGGTCCCACCGACCGTGCCGGGCGTGATGCAGGACATCGCCTACAACCTGTTCCCGTTCCCCAGCATGGAACTCACGGCAGGGGCCGCGTTCCCGGTGGCCATCAACTACGCGACGAACCCGAGCCTCGAAACGAACGCCACGCAGTGGTCAGCGTCCGTGGGTCTCAACTCCGGGAGTGCTCCTGACGCTTACTTCACCAGCGGCCGCGTCACCGGCGAACTCGCCGCCGCCGGCGCCGGGGTGGCATCCATGCGCGCCCGGATCCTCGGCAACGGGTCGACGGCCGCCAGCGGTCAGGCGCGCATGCAGATCTACATGACCCAGAGCCTCGCGGCCATCGACCCCGAGGAGCGCCCATCGTTCAGTATCTGGGTGGCAGGCGTCTCGGTCGGAGGTGCGACGGGCGCACAGATCGTCTCGATCAAGGGATCCGTCGAACTGGGGACAGGGGACCCCACCCCCGATCTCATCCTCGATATGGGCACGATCACCAGCCCTACCGATATCGCAGGCCACGTCTTCACCGCGCCGTCGACCGAGATCCCGGCCGGGGTTACGCAGGCGGTCATCTACATCACGGCCACCGTGAACTGGTCCTCGAGCGCGACGCCCGCCAGCAACTCGGACATCCGCATCTATGCTGATGCCGTGGCCATCACCGTGCCGTAAGGGGGAGATCTGACATGGTAACGATCGGCCCTCTGAATAAGACGCAGCCGGCCACCCAGTTCTGGATGGACGCCTACGCCTCCTCATCGAACAGCAGTGGCACCAATGTGCACATCGTGCTGCGCGCGTACAACGGACCTGGCGGCACCACTGGATCGCAGTACAACGGCTCCGGTGAGCATGTCGGCACGATCGATGGTGTCGGTGGGGCGGTGGTCCGGGCGAGCACCCCCTTCCTGCCCGGCGGCTACCAGAACGGGCAACTGCGCTGGGAGCACCACGGCGATATCTTCGTGGGGCATGCCGGGGCTATCGACGTCACGGTGCGCATGCGCACGACGTACGGCAACGTCAACGAGTCGCACACCGCCACGCTTAGCCTGGCGGCCGTCGCCAGCGTCCCCCCGGCGCCCACTCAGCACCAGCCCTCGAACATCACGCCGACCTCGATGCGGGTCACATTCAGTGGCAACGGCGACGGTGGGCGGCCGATCATCGGGTGGGAACTCTGGCGGGCGACCGACCCGAACTTCACCCAGAACGTCGTCAGCATCACCTCGAGCGGCACCTCGGATGTCGGCGGCCTGACGCCTGGCACCACGTACTACTGGAAGTCTCGGGGCCGCAACGAACTGGGCCTGGGTCCGTTCTCGAACACGGTGTCGCAAGCGACGCTGCCCGCGGTCGCGCCAGGCGTGACGATCACGCCGTCGCTGTCTGGGACATCGGCGACGATCACCCTGACACCGCCGGGTGGCGCGACCGGCGTCACCAAGTACCGCGTTGAGCGCCGCATTGGCTCGGGCGCGGTCACGGCCGTCGAGCAGGCGAACTCGCCGATCGTGATCCCTGGCCTCTCGCCGGGTCAGACCTACCAGTGGCGCGCGAGCGCATTCTTCGGGACCTATCAGAGCCCGATGTCGGACTGGACGCCGGTCCAGCAGCCGAACCCGAACACGAACCCCGGCGACTACTTCGACGGCAACTCGGCCCCTCGCACGGACATCACCTTCGGGTGGCTTGGCACGGCAAACCTGTCCGCATCTCGCGCGCTCGGCGTGCCGGTGCGAGGGTGGTACGGCCCCGGGGGGCCAGTTCAGCGCGTCACCGGTGGCCGCTCCGGCGGGTTCTACGGCCGCTACACGTTCCTGGCGGATCAGAGCGGACCTGGCGGCGCCTCCTCCAACATCTCCCCCGACGTCGGCGTCTTCGTCCCCGTGGAGGAGAACGCCACTTACGTCGCCAGCATGTATGTGCGCCCGTCACGCACCCAGCGGCTCGTGATGGACATCCTGTGGTGGGACGAGTTCGACGTCTTCGTGAGCCTCTCGACAGGCATCCCGGCCGTCGTGGATGACACGACAGGGTGGACTCGCGTCTGGGTCTCCGACCGCGCACCGCTCGGGGCGGCGAAGATGAGTTTCCGCCTCTACGACACGGCAGGTGATGATTGGTCCGCGTGGCTCTCGGGCGACACGCTGGACATCGACGACGCCATGGTGTCACTGGCCACCCTGTTCCCGTACTTCTCTGGCGATACACCCGACTCCACCGAGTTCGACTACGAGTGGCTCGGGCTGCCGAACGAGTCGGTCTCGGCGCGCAACGAACTGCCCGCTCAGTTCGTCGACCTGCTGGCCGATCCGGACTGCCCCCCGCTGCCGCAGCCGCCCTCCCTGCCGTCGATCCCGAACGAGTGCATCGACGAGACGGGGACCTGGCGCCGTTACCTGCTGACCATCCCGGCCACGGAGGTGCGGTTGTGGTCCTCGACGCTGCCGACGCTGCTGCTGCGCACCGGCAGCCAGGCCGAGCGCCAGGTCCGCATCCGCTACTACGCCAACCCGGACGGCCTGGCGCCGGAGGAGGTCATTGAGGACGGCTGGGAGTCGGAGCAGATCCTGACCTATATCCCGCCGCTGACCGAGATCCGCCTCGACGGCGTCACGCAGCGCGTGACCGCGGCCGTCGGCGGCAACGCGCCCGTCTCGGGCAACCGGCTGCTGTACGGCACCGGCGGCGTGCCGGCGACCTGGCCGGAACTTCGCTGCGGCATCGGCTACGCCCTTACGCTGGACGTACCCCTGGATGCCCCCGCCGGAAACCTCGAGACGCGCATCCTCGTCACCCAGAGGATGTGAGCATGGCCACGAGCGCGAACTGCGTGCAGCACCACTCGGCGTTCATCTACGACAGGGGTGGCTCCCGGCTCGTGGATGAGGTGGTGGATCTCTCCCAGGTGCAGTGGTCCCGCGTGCGCGACAACGTCAGCGAGGCGATGATCCGCATCGAGGGTGAGTCGTGCGGCGCGAACGCGGCTATCCTCAACCAGGCGCGGTCGCACCGACACGAGATGGTGATCTTCCGTGGGACTGAGCGCGTGTGGGAGGGACCCCTACACCGGATCTCCTCGCACTCCACGTTCGCCGAGTTCCACGCCAAGGACGTGCTCTCGTATGTCAACGCTCAGCCCCTCACGCAGGTCTACTCCAACCGGACGGTCGACGGCGTCGACCACTCCGACACAGTGACAGGCCGCATCGAGAAGATCCTGCAGTACGAACTGGCCAACGGGCGCACCATGACGGTGCCCGGCGGCGGCTCCGTGGTGCTTCCCGGGTGGGAGGAACTCGACCCGCCGATCAACGTCCTGCCCCACCTGGACGTGCGCCACTTCGTCAACGAGGCGCGCACCGCCATGGAGACCGGCGCGTACGAGATGTCGGTGGGCATGCACCTGCAGAACCTCGCACGCTCCTCCGGGATCGACTTCACGGTCATCGGCCGGCGCATCATCATCTGGGACGTGTCGCGCCATATCGGCGTTCTGAACACGATGACGCGCGAGGACTTCTCCGGCGACGTGATCGTGACCGAGTACGGTGCGGACCACACGCAGGCGGCCTACTCGATCGGTCAGGACGGCTCCTACGGTCAGGCGCTCAACACTGACAACCTCGACTTCTACGGGCCGTGGACGTCGATGTACACGGTCTACAACGAGGAGGGAACCGACGCTCCCTCACAGTCCGAACTGGACTCGCAGGCCAGCCGCAACCTCACTGGCCGCAGCCCGGCGCCCATCGAGGTGCGGGTGCCTGACAATTCGACGATCTTCCTCTCGGAGGACATCCCCATCAACCGGCTCGTCCCGGGCGTCCAGGTGCCGCTGCGTGCCACGCTCAACGCGCGCTCGCTGGCGCAGCAGCAGAAGATCGACATCGTCCGCGTGACCGAGACGGCCACGAACGAGAATGTGCAGATCACGCTCACCCCGGCGACCAAGCCCGACAGCGATGTGGAGGAGCCGTGACCGATCCATTCGCCCGCACTCCCAACGGGTTCCTCGAGCGCCTGGTGCAGCGGGTGGGCTCGCTCGAGCACCGCATCGCTCGGGGCCTCTCGCTGCCAAATCGCTTGGTCGATATCGGGCGCGGTACCACGGCCGAGCGGGACGCGTTGTTCGGTGATGTCGCACTGTTCACGACCCCCGAGAAGATCGCGCTGGCGAATCGGAGGGTCATCTGGTTCAACATCGACAAGGACTGGGAGGAGTCGTTCTACGCGCCTGTCGGCTGGGCCAGTCAAGGTCTCGTCGTGCCGGGTCTCACCGGCGGTGCGACTTCCGGGTGGTATCCCACCGGGTTCGGTCCTGAGATCGTTCTCGAGCCGTCCGCCACCGCCAATGCCAACTCTGGCGTGCTCATCGGTGGGTGGAATGGTGTGGTACGCGAGCGTGGCGGGGCCGACTGGTTCACGTCCGACACCAACGGGGTGCGGTTCCTCCGGTACGGCTACTACGACCTGTCGTGGTGGACCCTGCAGGCCACTGGAACGGGGGCCGCGGACTATCACACACAGATCAGGAATTCGACCGACGCCACCATCGAGTGGCGATCCAACGTCGGGGGCCAGCCGCTTAGCACGATCTTCACCAGCGTGGGCGCCGAGTATTCATCCGTCTTCGTCGCTGCAACCGAACGCTTCCGGGTGCAGTGTGTGACTGGGGCTCTGGTGGTTCACCAGGTGACCGGCGGGACACCCCGTCCTGCTACGCGGGGCCAGATGTTGGTGAGGTATGTGCGCCCTCCGGTCGTCCCGATCCCGTAGGGCCACCAAAGTGCTTCGCCGACACGGCGAACGGGCAGCATGTTGATAACCCGGAGCCCGTGGCAGAATAGGCCCGACCAGAGGGGCGACCATGTACGCACTGCCGACCATCACCGACTACGTCTCATGCTCGAGGCAGTGTCACATCGATCGGCCGACACCGAGTAGTGAGCCCGGCACCGACTACGGCGTCGCGTACGGCTCGCCGCTGTTCGCCGTCGAGAGCGGCCGCGTCACCTACACGCGCACCGGCAACCACGGGCCGACCGGCCGGTACATCGAGTACGTGCTCGATGACGGCCGCACCACCCGTTCACTGCACCTGGCTGAGGTGTGGGTGAAGCCCGGCGATCGCGTGGCCCGCGGCCAGCAGATCGGCAAGACCGGCGCATCCGGCAACGGCTCGGACTGGGGCTACGGCGCACACGTGCACCAGACCCTCTGGCCCGGAGCGGCGTGGGCGGCGCCGACGCTCGACTTCGAGAAGTACGTCGGGGGCGGGCCCATCGCTGGCAACCAGCGCATCGTGGGGCCGAACGGCGTCAAGGGTCGCGCGGACGCCACCACGGCATCCGCTGAGGTCGACTTCCTCAAGGCGGGCGTGGTCGGCACGTTCGATGGGTGGAAGAACGGTGAGAACGTCGACGGCAACCCGGTGTGGTTCCGCGGCATCTCGGGCAACTGGTTCTGGTCGGGCGGCTTCACCGACGCCGGCACTCATGACCTGACCGACCTCAACCCGCCGCCGCCTCCGGTTATCCAGCCCTACCAGCGCAAGGCGGGCCCGAACGGTGCGAACGCCCGCCTGCAGCCGTCGGCCGCTGGCGAGGCGCTGCCCTCGAGCATCGGACCCGGTGTCGTTGGCGACTTCAACGGCTGGATCAACGGCGAGGTCGTGGAGGGCAACGGCGTCTGGTTCCGCGGCTCGATCTCCGGCAACTACTTCTGGTCGGGCGGGTTCGAGGACAAGGGCACGCACGACCTCGCGGACCTGAACCCACCGAAGCCGCCACAGAAGATCACGCGCACGGTGGGCGAGAACCCCTCGAACGTGCGCGGCAAGCCGTACACGAGCGTTGCATCCGTCGCCGTCGAGGCCGCCGGCGCCGTCATCGAGATGAAGGCGTTCGCGCACAGCCAGGACGTGGAGGGCCAGGACGTCTGGTTCCAGCGCGCCGTCGACGGCCTGTGGCAGTGGGCGGGTGGCTTCACCGACCAGTCCACGACGGGCCTGCCTGAGGTGGAGGCACCGCCGGACGGCACGGACCCGGACGACGACGAGTACACGCCCGACATCGTCACGCCGACGGCGGAGGACTTCCCGGCGTGGATCACGTACGACGAGCGACTCGACCCGGATGCGCTCAAGCCCGATCTCAACAAGGCGGCGTACGAGTATTACGGCGTGAAGTACGACCCGATCGAGTCGCACACGCACTGGTGGAACCTGCCCGGCCAGGGCGGCACGCACGACGGGAACGTGAACTACATCCTCGGCAAGGCGGGGCTGTCGGTGAACTACGTGCTGTCGGCGGGCCGCGTGACGCTCATGGTGCCGCTGCACCTGATCGCGGCCACCACTGGGCAACGCAATCCGTTCGCGTGGAAGTCGGAGAACGACCCGCTTATCACGGTCCCGGGCTCCGATCTCGGCTACAAGACGTCGGGCTATCTGCATTACATCGTGGAGAAGTTGAACCCGCGCCTGCGCGAGGAGGCCATCCGGCTGCACAAGGAGTTCTACGAGACGTCGTGCTCTGACATCAACACCGCGAAGGTGCGCGAATTCGCCGAGATGTTCCACTCCGGCGCGCTCGACCCCGCTACCGGGCAGCCGCCGGTGGGCCCTGAACCCGAGACCGTGACGATCAGCCACGCCGACGCCGAGGAGGTGCTGGCCGCAGCCGAGTACACCGCGACGGTCATGCGCGGTGCGCTCGGAGCGAAGTGATGGCAGTAGGGGATGACGGCATCCCGCCCTGGGTCGACTTCGTCCTGGATCGGGTAGATAAGCAGTTCGACAACACCAATTCCCGGATCGACCGCCTGGTCACGCAGGACGCGTTCCGGCAAGAGCAAGACCGAGTGAACCAGCGACTCACGACGCACGATCGAGAACTCGGCGAGAGCAAGGCGGCCATCCAGGCAGAGGCCAACGCTCGAGCCACCGAAAACCGCCTGCGGGCCGAGCAGGAGAACGCACAGAAGGACAGGATCATCGCCACCCAAAAGCAGACCCAGTGGCAGTGGCTGCTCATCATCGCGGGGCCCATCATCGGGTGGGTCGTCGGGGGTATCCTGCCGCCCATTGGAGGGCCGTGATGACCGAGGATGAGCAGACGTCGGAGGTGATCCAGGCGGTCACCCCCGGCTCGATCACGATCCCCACCATCGTCGAACCGCGGCGGCCACCGTGGGTCCTCTATCTCGCTACCGCCGCCCTGCTTGTGGTGGCGTTCGTGGTCATGTTCGGCTGGGTGTCGAACCTCGTCGACCGCAATGAGCGTCTCAATGCCATGGTCAGTAAGCAGGCTGACGTGATCGCCGCGAACGACATACAGATCTCGGACCTGATCGACGATCTGATCGCCTCCAATGAGAACGCTCAGCGCCTCTACGATCAACTCCTGGCCGAGGGCGTGCAGCCCGACGGTGTGCCGCCGGACGTTCTTACGCCAGACGCGGGACCCCGCGGTCCCGCCGGTGAGATAGGTCCTGCTGGCCGCCCGCCCACCGACGCCGAGGTGCAGGCTGCCGTCGAGCGGTTCTGTGCCGCCGTCGGCGGATGCCAGGGCCGGGATGGCGTCGATGGCGCGCCCGGCCCAGCCGGCGCGAACGGGGTTGATGGCGCCAGTGGGACCGATGGCGCGCCCGGACCCGCCGGACCCCAAGGCGAGCAGGGACCCGCTGGCCCACAGGGTCCCCCTGGGCCCGCATGCCCCGAGGGCTATACCATCCAGATAACGTGGGTCGCGATCTCCGACGAGGAGTTTGGCGTCTACACACCCCAGCCGGTGCCCCTGTGCCGGCCGACCGCACCAGTAACGGAGGGAACGCAATGATCCTGAACAAGTACGCCGCCGGTCTGCTCACGCTCGTGGGCACGCTGGTCTACGCGCTGCAGTTGGCGCTGGCCGACAACGTCTTCACCCCGCAGGAGCAGTGGGAGTTCGGCGGCCTGGCCGCGGGCTCGGCGGTGGCGATCTTCGTCCCGCTGCTCAAGACCGGGTGGGCTGCCCTGCTCAAGGTCGGCGGTAACGTCATCGTCGCCGTCGCTGGCGCGATCGTCGGTGTCATCGTGGCCGGTGGCGAGTGGCAGACCTCGACGACCATGGCGATCATCTTCGCGGGCGTGAACGCGCTGCTCACGCAGTTGGGCGTCTCGATGCGAACCGACTCGGCTAAGCAGGCCCTGGCGGCGCCGGACGTCTCCGACCGCATCCCCGTTAAGGTCGACGGACAGGCCGTCAAGGTCGTCCTCGCGCACGACCCGTCGGCGGCCAGCGGGCCGGGTCTGTCGCAGCATGACGACGGTCGCGCGGTGGTAGGCTGACACCGTTCCCTTCGTCCCAATCTTGGGACAGCGAGAGGCCCGTGACCGGGGGGTTGGTCACGGGCCTCTCTGTTGCCCAGGTTACTCCTGGGCGGTCCGGCGCCGAGCGATAGCGAACGCTGCGCCACCTGCGGTCAGCAGCAGCAGGGCTGCTCCGAGCGCGAGGGGTGAGACGTCTTCACTGCCGGTTGCCGCGAGCGCTGCTGGGGGGGCAGGCGTCGCGGGCGCTGCGGGGACAGCGGGCGCCGGGGTTGTGGGTTCGGGCTCAGGCTCCGGCTCCGGAGCGGGCTCCACGAACGTGTAGGTGGTGCATCCGATGGTGAACGACTCGACCGTGGTGGTCGACGCCTCCGGGTGCGTGTAGAGCAGGCGGATGCCCGACACCGTCACATCGCCGTTGAACTCGATGTAGTCCGAGATCGAGCCGAAGGCCGGGTAGCCCATGCCAGCCTCGACGCCCTCCCAGGCGCTCTGGCTCCACAGGTTCCCGCCGTAGGACGGCTCCTCCTCGAACGAGATCGTGCCCTCGGGGGTGTCGATGTGAAGGCCGACGTACTGGATCGGGTCGGCCTGGATGTCCAGGACCGTTCCGATGTCAGCGAGCGTGCCCGAGAACGGGACCGCGATCGACTCCGACTCCCAGCCACCGGGGACCGAGATCACGCCGTCGCCGACGATCGTCTGGTAGTCGAGCACCGTGGTGCACGACGGCTGGTAGACGGTCGGCTCCTCCTCGCAGACCACCGCGTCGTGCTCGATGGTCTCAGTCCACGGCTCGACGTAGTCCGGGTTCGGGATCGTCATCGTCGGCTCGCCCACCGGGTCGGTAGCGGCGACGTTCTCGCGGTAGAACCATGAGCCGTGCCCCTCGCCCTGCTGGTAGACGCCGGTCTGGTCCTGACCCGGGCCGCCCTCGGTGTGGGGTCCCTGCCAGGTGCCGCGCTCGTCGAGCGGGAACGTGGGCGCGCCCTCGAGCGGACCCTGATCCTTGTTCGGCGAGAAGTTCCACCACGTGGTCGACGCCGGCACGCCAGGGACGTACTCGGGGTTGTCGACGGTGATGGTCGGCTCACCAACGGCGGGGCGCTCGATGGTCTCCGTCCAGGCATCGGACGGCACACACGGCTCCGGCGTGGCGTTGGCAGCGGGGGCCGCGAATGCGATCCCTGCCGCGACAAGCAGAGCGGCGAGCGCCCCGCTGGCGAACTTCTTCATGCGTTCTCCTTCTGTGTTCCCCCGGTGTTGCCCGGGTGGTCTTGTGATGAATCGCTCGGTTCAGCCAGGCGATCCCACAACTGTCCTGGCGTGCGCTCGGGGTGACCGCCGAGCACGTTCACTGCAATCTCGTCGGCGCGCAGTCGCCTGTCGCCGTCCGCCCACATCTGGCACCACTTCTCCATCAACTCAGCGGGTATCGGTGAGCCTGCCTCGGTGAGGACCTTGGCGGTCATCGGCCGAGTTCCGCGACGATGACGTCGGCGAGGTGCTCGCGATGGCCAACGGTTCCTGACCCCTCCCAGCCCAGGCAGTAGCAGCGCCTGCCGCCCAGGTCGGAGATCATGCGGTGGTGATCGAGCAGGTTCACCAGTTCGACGCGGTCGATCTGCGGCCGGTTCGGGCGGAACGGCAGCGTCTCGCGCCCGGCGACGAACTCGGGCAGGACGTAGACGTGGCTGCGGTCGCGACGCTCGACGAGCCGGACGAGCCGCCCCTCCTTGTGGAGATTCGTCAGCGCGCTCGACATCTTGCCGTGGTGCAGCGAGCCCTTCGACTCGCGCAGTTCGACGATCGTGATGCCGCGCACGTGCTGCTGCGCGGCGAGGATCAGCGTCAGCCGCTGCGCCTTCGCCGTCACGCCCTCGACGAGGTCGTTGTACGCGGCCTCGCGGCTCGTGTCGCTCTGGCTGTTGTAGCCGCTCGTGCCGTTGTAGCCGAGGCTAGGACCCGGCTCGTCCGCGCTGGGATCCGGTGTGTCGTTCGACCTCCCGGTATCCGGGCTGGGGCGGTGGTCCTCCGGGGTGCTTTCCTGTGACGCCATCCCATACTCCGTTCTCTTGGTCTTCTCGCGCGGTGTCCCGCAGTTCTCGGCCGAGGAGCCGGTGTCCTTCGTCGGTGACGTGGACTTTGCCGTCGGCCCGGTATTCGGCGTACTGGCGGCCCATGATTGTGAGGCCGTGGGCGGTCGGGATGCCGTCGATCTCGCGACGGCGATCCCCCTCTGGTACGGATTTGCTCCTGGCCACGGCTACGCGCCTCGCCTGCGAGCGAACAGGGCCGCGCCGGTGTCAGCGGACCCGGCGCCGATCCTGACGCGCGAGAGGGGCGCACAGCGCTTCATGCCGCCTCCAATACCCGAGCCGCGACCAACTGCCTGTCGGTCGGTGGTGCGAACGAGTAGTGCAGGGCCAGCAGGGTGGAGTTGTTGAAGATGCTCGGCCACACCTCGCTCCACTCCCGGCGGACATCCGGAGCACCCGCGGGCCGTCGGTGTCTCACGACATTCGGCGACACCTTGAACTCCTCGGCGATCCACGCCGCCGGCACACCCTCTCTGCACAAGACCTGGATGCGCTCCTCGGCCTCGGGGGTGAGTTGCGCATGCACCGGCGGGCGACGGATGCCGAAGTCCTCGCGCAGCACCCGCCACACGCTGTCGACGTGGACGCGGGTGGTGGCCGCGAACTCGGCCACCACCTCACGGTCGATGCCGTTCTCCTCGACGAGACGGGCCAGCCGGGTCAGGTCGATCTTGCGCGTCCCGACCCGGTGAGCGACCTCAGTGCTCTGTGCCATCGCCGTCCTCCACGACCTCAGCGTCGACCACGTTCGGGTCGTCTTCATGTGCCTGCTCTGCGGCCGCCTCAGCGAAGACCATGGCCTCCGCTTCGGCGGCGTCCTTCTCCTCCTCGGCCTTGGCCAGACGCTCGCCGATCTCGACGATCCACGGGCCGAGGACCCGCTTGGGCTGGCGGCCGCGGCGGATCTCCATGTCGAGTACGCCCTGGTTCTTCGCCGCCTGCCAGAGGGAGCGGGCGTCGTCCGAGGTCTCGAGGTTGTCGACCGCCTTCTTCCAGTCGAACGCCTTCACCTCACCCGTCTCGGGGTCCGCTGCGACGTCCTCGTCCGTCTGCTGCGGCGGCGTGTCGACGATGGGGGCGGCGGCCGCGGGCGTCGATGTTTCACGTGAAACATTCGGGTGCTTGTCGGGGACCTGCTCGAGGTTGATGGGCTCGCCCATCTCGTCGGTGTTGGCGCCGAGTTCGTCAGGCGAGTACGTCGCACCCATGAGCACCTCGGGGCACGCCTCGCGCACGCACTCGGTGATCGAGCGCGCCTTGAGCATGGACCGCCGGTACTTCTTCCAGTTGTCCTTGTTGTCCACCCCCGCAGCCCTGGACTCCGCAGCGCCCCACTCCACACGGAAGGTGAAGTCCGGGTCATCAGAGCGGACGATCTCACAGATCGCCTTGAGGTTCGGGCCGGTGCCCTCGGTCCACACGCGCAGCCGGTGACCCGCCTCGCGCACGAGCGCCGCCTGCAGGTTAGCCGAGAGGCTCGGCTTGCCCTCGATGATGTGGATGTTCGTGAGCCCGACCATCGGGTTCACGCCGACCATCGCCGCCGTCTCGAGCATGTAGAGGATGGCGCCGGGGTTGGGCCGGGGCGGCACCATCACGCCGTCGACGTTCTCCGGCTTGGTCCAGAAGTTCTTGGGCACCAGTTCGCCGGCGCGTGAGAGTGCGACGGCGTACTGCTGCTTCTCGGTCAGCGACGAGCGGCCGTACGTGCCGACGCGTGCGAGATCCTTGCCAGGCTGTTCGGTCATAGTGAATGGTCCTCCACGAGGTCGTAGGTCTGATCGAAGATGTCGGGCTTGCACGGGTAGAACTCGCCCTGCACGCCGCGAATGACGACGTCACCGATCGTCACAGCCATGTCGCCCTCAAGGGTGCGGATGTAGAACAGCACGCTGTCGTCGATGTGGTCGGGTCGGTCCTCGGCGTCGATGCTCGGCAGAACTCCACCGCACCACGCGAGCACAGCGAGGTCCTCGTCGTAGCCAAGGCCGGTGCGCATGAACTGCTTCTCGACGGGGCGGGAGCGGGCAAGCCCGGGATGGGTCACGGCTTCACTTCCTTCGGGGTGATGGTCATGCGGCGGCTGAACTTGCCGGCCTTGACGACCTTGCGGACCTTGGTGTGCTTCTCGATGAGCGCCTGTGCGCGCTCGTACTGCTGCTTCTCGCGAGCGTTCATCCCGTCGATGTCGAGGTAGGACTCGTTGGTGCTGGTCGTGCGACCCTCCGACGAAGACACCGACAGCGTGGCGAACCCGAGGTCGTGCTTGCAGTCCGGGGCCTCCGGGTGCAGGTAGACGGCGGCCAGCGCGTCCCACGACTTCTCCCGTGCCGCCTCCGCGGCGGCCGCGGCATCCCGTGCCTTGAGCACCTCCTGCACCCACACGGCATGCTCGGTCGGGAAGTCGCTGACCGGCGGCAGTTCGTCCGTGCGCAGCGCGAGCGCCCGGTCGATCTCAGCCAGCGCCCTGGGAGCGACCTTCTCGACGAGCGCGTCGATGAGGTCCTGGTTGCGCGGCACCCACACGAACTGAGGCGGCCCGATCGGCGTGAACGTCCCCGACTCCGGGTCGATCTTGTCGTCGTGCTGCTCCCAGACGAACAGCGTGCGATCCGCGTTCATCACATACATCTGCCACTGCATCTGCGTGTAGTAGTTCGAGCGGTCGAAGTGCGAACCCGGCACGATGTCCACCAGCACACGAGCCTCGTCGATGGTGCCGGGGTGCAGGTCATGCTTGCTCGTCTTGATCTCGGCGAGCACGGCTTGCGGCACGCCGACGTACAGTTCGCCGGTGAACGGGTCTCGCGAGATCCCGTCCGGGCTGGCCAGGTGGCGCGAGTTCTCCGGGTGGGCGTACGTGGACTCGCACGGGGTGATGCCGAACTTGCTCTCGATCCACGCGCTGATCGCGGGCTCGCGGATGTTGCCGTGGTTCACGTACGGCAGGTGTGAGAGGTCCTCGAAGTTGCCAGTGACCTTCTCCTCGATGATCTGCCGACGCTTGGAGGCGGTGCCCCAGTCGCGGATCTGCGTGGCGGTCAGGCCAGGGCGGCGGAAGTCGAGCCACGGTTGACGCGTCTCCGGCCGCTGCTTGTCGTAGCGGGGGCCCTCAATGGGCACCTGCAGCGTGAGGGTCGAGGTCATGCTGTTCCCTGCTTCCTGGCGAGATACCTCGCCTGCTGTTCGCGCGGGCACTCGAGGCACCTGCGTCGTCCGTTCTTGCGCTTGACCAGCACGTGCCCCTTCGGGCAGTGCGTCTTGCGCCTGTTGATCTCTGTGGGCGACGGCCGCCCCGTCTCCCGGGCCAGCCGGCGCTCTGCGCGGCAAGTCTGGCAGCGGTGTCCGACACCCTCCACCCAGTCGTCAGGGCCGTACTCGTGGCCCTTCGGGCACTCGGCTCGCGCTGCGGGTCCGGGCACCACGGTCCACAGGTAGGGGTTCACGTTGCGCGCGTGGGTTCCGGGCTTTCGGGCCAGCCCGGAACCCCGCGGTATTGCCCCGAGGATCTGCTCGTACAGGTGGACGACCAGCCGGACGGGCATCTGGTCGACGTAGATCCACGGCGTGTCCTCGCCCTTCCAGTACGCCCAGTCCGGCAGGAGCAACTCCCGGTCGGGGTTGGCCTCGATGGTCTGGACGATCACCTGCTCGATCTCGGGGCTGTACTTCACCGCTCGCCACCTCCGACGTGCCTTGTCGCGATGCGGTGGATCCCGAAGATGACCACGACGAACGGCCAGAACAGCGCGAGGATGAACGACAGAAAGCCCATTATCAAGATGATCTCGATGGGCCCCATGAACTTGTCCTTCTCGTTGCGATAGAGAATGCCGTAGGACGCGATCCAGGTGACGAGAAGCCCGACGATGTACACGGCCAGGATCAGCCACCCGATCACGGCGCCTTCTCCATCCCGCCCGGAACTCCGGGCCATTGCTCGCCGAGACGAGTGCGGTGGTGAGACATGTCGCGCGGGCCGGTGGTGAACTCGCGCGGCCCGAAGATGCACGGCTCGCCAACGCCAGCCCCGCACTGTGGGCATGGAATCGACCTAATCTCCTGGACCTTGGTGGGCACCTTGCCGACCCACTCCCCGCCGCCGCTCACGGCGCCGTCGAAGTACGGACCAGGGGTGTCATCCTGGAACAGGCCCATGTCAGCGAATGCGGCAGTGCCCTCCTTGTCCGCGACTTGGAAGCGGAACGAGAGGCGATACCACTGCCCCAGTGGGAGTCCCGCCATCTGGTGTGTGATGTGGTGCGGCAGGCGCAGCGTGACATTCACGCGGTTCTCGCGCTCGTCCCGCAGCGCCGCCTCGAGTTCGGCGATCCGCTTCGCCTTACGCCCGAACATCGGACACCTCCTCCATCCCAAGATTGGGACGCTCGCCACCCAGGATCACGATCAGGTCGTCGAGCGTCATGAGGACCAACTGCTCCCCCATCCGCGTCTCGCCGATGCCGACTCGCTTCGCGATGACGCACGTCGCTGCAGCGTCGTCGTTCACGCGCTCGATCTCGGCTTCTTTCAGGAAGCCGGCTACCGTCAACTTCGTGGTGTTCTTCACCTCGATCGTGAGTGGGCGGCCGTCGGGCAGGCGGACGTTCGCGATGTCGCCGCGGTCGGCCCTTCCCGTCTTCGTCCGCCGCTGGATGAACTCGGCGAAAGGGAGCCGGGCCAGGCCGGCACGCAGGTAGGAGACGGACTGCGTCTCCATCCACGTGCCAGCCTGCCGGGCCGTCCGGTGCGATCGCGCCATCAGGATTCCTCCGCCACGTTCTCGACCTGCTGGCGTAGTGCCGCGACGCGGCGGCGGGCGATGGAGATGCGCGTCGATTGCATCTGTGTCCGCTCGGCCAGTACGTCCTCGATCTGGGCGAGCGCCGCGAGAACCACCTCGGCGTTGACTGTGCGTGCCATCAGAACTTTCTCCCCGTGTCCGTCTCGCCGTGAAGCACAACCTCCCCGGTCGAGAAGGTGTAGTGAATGGACCGGATGAGCCCTGAGTACATGAGCACGCGACCTCGCCGGATCTCGACGTAGGAGCGCATCGCCTGTACTGCGCTCACCCTGCCGCGCTGCCACCAGCGCACCTTGTGGAAGCGCACGTCGATCCAGCGGTGGTCGCGTACGTCGATGCTGTCGACGTGGCGGAGGGTGACGGGGAGGCTCGTGGGGTTCACGAGCCTCACCGCCCACCTCGGCTTAGAATGGGGTGTCATCGCCGTACGCCCCCGGTGCCGCCCAGGCGTCGCTGTCGCCAGCACCCGGCGTAGCCCACGGTTCGTCACTCACCGTGGTGCGCGGGGCGGATGCCGTGCCCGTGCTGTTGCCGGCGGCACGGATGACCTGCGCCGTGGCGTAGCGCAGGCTCGGGCCAATCTCGTCGACCTCGAGTTCGATCGCGGTGCGGTTGTTGCCCTCGCGGTCCTGGTAGGAGCGCTGCTTGAGGCGGCCGGTCGCGATGACCCGCATGCCCTTAGTCAGCGAACCGGCCACGTGCTCGGCGAACTCGCGCCACACCGAGGCTCGGAGGAACAGCGCTTCGCCGTCCTTCCACTCGTTGGACTGGCGGTCGAAGTTGCGCGGCGTCGACGCGATCGTGAAGTTCGCGACGGGCAGGCCGTTCTGCGTGTACCGCAGTTCGGGGTCGGCGGTGAGGTTGCCGACGACGGTGATGAGGGTCTCGCCCGCCATCAGAAGTCCTCCAGGTCCAGGTCGTCGTCCTTGGAGTCCTTGGCCGCCCGCTGCTTCGCGTCCGTATCGACGTCGACGCCGCGGGCGATCAGGCGGCGTGATGCGATGACCGACGCATCGAGCGGGTAGAGGGTCTCGTGCCGGTTCCCTGCTGCGCCCTCGCTCCACTTCGGGTGGAGGAACGCGACGCCGTCGAAGATGTACGCCGCGCCGGTTCCGTCATCGAATGTCAGCGCCCACACGTCGCCGGGCTGCGGCTCTACCACCTCCTGCGGAACGTCGTCGGCCGGTATCCCCTTCGGGACGATGAGCAGCCCGCTGGATCCTGAGTCCTGCACATCGATCTGGTCGAGGTACTGCTCGGGCACGCGGACGATGGCCGGAGAGTCGACGACCTTGGCGTCGATGACGTCCTGGTCGAACGACTTGCGGTAGATCTCTGCGATCTCCGGCAGCATCGCTGCGATGTCGCCGCCGGTGGTCTCGCGCAGGTCGACCTCGATGCGCTGCGTGTCACCGGGATCGGTGCCGCCGACGAGCGCTCCGGCGAACCCGCCCTTCGGGGGTCCCTGCTTCTCGCTCTCGATACGGATGGTGGCTTCCATGATTCTCCTCAGAGGTTGGCCAGGTTGACGGCTTCGACGAGCCATGCAACTGCTTCGGGGTCGGGTTCGTGGCGCCCCTCCGGCGCCTTGACGTGGGCTTTGAGCGCGCCGGTGATCGCGTCCTTGGAGACGAGCACGGCGCACATGCGCTCGTCTTCCGCGCTGGCTTCGTCGAAGACGACGAACTTGGTCTGGCGTGTGGTGGCCATGGTTCCCTTCGTTGATGACCTGTTCAACGTATTACAGTCTAGTGCCTCCACAGTCGAGGGTCAATGACTGTGCTCACGTTCCGTGCACCGTCACCATCGCGCTGCACACCCGGCACTCGATGTCGTCACCGTTGGGTTCGACGTCGGGCGGTTCGCACTCCTGGACCTCGCCGCACTCGGGGCAGTTCCAGACGTACCAGACGTACGCCTGGGCCTCCGGGTCCTCATCGCTCATCGCAGGATGCACCCCCGGTGCGGCATCACGTGCCGCTCGCACCTCGCGCAACACCGGCTGTCGTGCTTGGCCAGCGCTTCGGCCACGTCCGGACTGTCGGAGTCCATGCGCAGCAGCGCCACCACCGTGGCGTGGCGAGTGGGCTGCGCGAGCGCATCGCGGAACTCGTCGAGGATCTTCTGGTCGTGCGGCGAGATCGGCCGCGGGTCGGTGTCCTCGAAGCGCACGGTCATGAGTAACCACCCTTCTCTCCCTGGACCATCGGAATGCCGGCTGCAACCGATCGCGCCGTGTGGTAGCCGAGGTTCGGGTCACACGGCTGACCGTGCTTCGCGCCGCACTTCGGGCAATCCACCTTCCCCGGGCAGACGCCTCCGTTTGGGTGCCAGTGTGGCGCAAGGGCAGCCTCCTCGGGGAACTGGCTGAGGTGACAGGCGCACACGCACATGTCGACGCACGCGACCCGGCGTCGAGCCGCCGACGCCACTCCGCGGTGGGACCGGCGGGCCATCACAGCACACCCCACAGTTCAAGGATGACCCAGAACAGCAAGATCACGATGGCGACAATGGCGAGCGTGGCACCCACGACCCGAGCCGCCATGCCCGGGCCGTCGACCCGCCAGATGATGACGAATATCACGCCGAACACGATGGCGACAAAGGTGGCGAGGGCACCGATCCCGCGCCAGAGTTCCGCGTCCATCAGTCAGTCCGCTTCTCGAAGCGAGCACGGCGCATGGCCATTGCTGCAGCCACGGCTCGGTACTCATCCGTCCCTGGCTCGGGGTCCTCGCCCACCCAGATCGACTCGAGAGCGTAGTTCATGTTCTCGTCCCACATCTCCACCGTGATGCGCGCTCGCACGCTCGGCGTCAGGCCCGGCCAACCGGGGATGACCTCGCTGTTGCCGTGCATCTCGGCGACCTTCTCGGCGATGATCTTGTTGGGCTGCGGGTAGATGGCGCCGGTCAGGGTGTCGCGCACGGACCACTTGCCGTCGTCACTCATCAGATCGTCCCTCTCGCTCCAAATTGCGGCAGCACTCGGCGCCCGTCAGGCCTGCCCCACAGGTGCAGCACATGCTCGTTGATGTTGATGTGGTCGGCCGGCGCGGCGAACACCTGGTAGGCGTAGCCCTCCGGCCACACCGCACGGTGCAGCATCTGCAGTTCGTCGTACGTCGGCATCCGTTCGATGTGCGAGATCGACGCGTGCCGCCACCACTCCTCGAGCGGGTCGACGTCCGGCGGCAGCGGGGCGTCGGTGATGATGATCCGCTGCTGGTCGTTGTAGTTGTCGATCACCCAGCCGGAGGGGCCGTACTCGATCGGTGGCCGCCAGTTGTCGCGGCCGAGCCGCTTCATGATGGCGAGGATGGGGATGGTGTTGGTCGTGGTCATGCGATGGCTCCTGCGTTGATAGCGGTGAAGAAGATGCCGAGGGCGGTAGCGATGGTGGTCAGCAAACCGGCGACGAATCCGACGGTGATCCACGTCCAGATCTCGCCCCGGTTTATCCGACGCCACGTGGGGTTGGAGTCGGTGCCCGTCATCCGGAACTCGGGCGGCAGGCTGGCGATGGGTAGGTGGATGCCGCCGGAGTAGTCCGCGAGCATGTCGGCCGCTCGCTTGTCGGCCTTCCCATACAGGTCGAGGATCTCGCGGTCGACGATGATGATCGGGATCCCGCTGGACTCGTAGTACGGGTCGCGCCAGGCTTCGTCGCCGAGACCATCAGCCTCAAGCCGGCGGATGATGTACTGGCGTTCGCTCGTGGTGAGCGGGGCAGTCTGCTTCATGCTGCTGTTCCCTTCATGAGCGGCCGATGCACGCCCGGGATGGGGCGGCGTCGGCCGTCGTGGATCTTGCGGAGGAGGCGCTCGGTCTCCTGGTCGTAGCGGCGCTCAGCCTGCAGCGTCTGATCGGCGCGCCGCGGCAGTCCCTCGACCATGACGCGCAGGCGCTGGGGCTTGCGGCTGCAGCGGGCGAGGAAGTCGGCGAACCATTCGTCGGCCAGGCTCATGATGAGCCGAGCCCGAGATCGTCGATGTACTTCTGGACCTCGAGTGGTGACCTCGCGATCGCGGTCTGGACGTAGCGCATCGGCGCCTGCGGGCGTGCCTTCGCTTTGTCGAGGATCCACAGCGCGACATTGAGACGTTCCTCAAGGCTGAGGAACCGGCGGCACCACGCCTCGATCGAGTCGCCGAGGTTATACAGATCCATCTCTGACAGACCCGCCCGGCTGGCGACACCCCTCATCGTCGGCGACAACACTGAGTCAGTCCTGTCGCTCGCCGCTATGGGACTGGACTGACTCGGAATGTCTTGGTCAAGTCCTTCTATTGAGGGTTCTTGGGGCGGAAGCAATTTGCCGGGGGCCCCGGAAGTATATTCCGCCCCCACTGCGAGCGTGTATACGTTCGACGTCTGGCTCCCGTTCGGCCGTAGCCGCACCTGGGTGTGCACAAGTCCGGCGTCCTCGAGACCGCGGATGATGGTGCGCACGCTGCGCGCGGTGAGCGAGGACTTATCGGCGAGAGTCTCCATCGACGGCCAGCACTCGTGCCGCTCCCCGGCGAAGTCGGCGAGCGCGAGCAGGACGATCTTCTCGGCGGGACGCAGGTGCTGCTTGAACGCCCACGTCATGGCTTCGAGGCTCATAGCGTGCCGCCGCGGATGCCGCGGGCCGACAGGATGTGGTAGTGCACGCCAGGCTTGAGGCCCGTGATCTCGACCGGCTCACCCGAGGAGTGGATCTCCATCAGGACCGGCACGGCATCCGGATCGCCGGGGTCGATACCCAATATGCAGGGCACGCGCGGCTCGTTGCCACCAAATGTTGTGGTCATGTGTACTCCCAAGGGTTGCGGGGAACGCCGCACCCAGGGATACTGGTCACGGCGACTGGCATCGTTCAGCGTAGGCCCCCGAGTTGGATCTGTCTAGGATCCCCGGGGGCCTCGCTTTGTCCCAAGATTGGGACGGGCTCACACCTCGGTGATGATGCCGCGCGGCTCGATGTCCGGCAGGTGCATCACCATGTCGACCACCTTGAGGCGCGAGGCCAGAGCAGCGGACTCCGCGGTGTGAGCCGGGTCCGCCCAGGGGTTGACGCGAACCTCCTGCTGCACCAGGTCGGTGCGCGTCAGCGCCTCGGCGGCGGCGACGATGAGCCCCACCACCGTGTCGGTGTCCAGCCCGTCGGCGTGCACCGACAGGTTCGCACCATCCAGGCTCTCGACGAAGCCGGCGTCGGAGGGCACCTCGATGGTGAGGGTGATCGTCTTCACGCGTCATCCCCCATCGCTGCCTCGATGGCCGAGGCGATCGTCACGCCCTGAGTGCGCACGCGCTTGGCGAACCGAGCGTAGGCGTCGATGTTCACCCAGACGGTGACGCGCTTAGTGGTGCGCTCTCGAGCGGGAGGCGTGGTGCCGGAGGCATACGCCTCCATGTACTCGCGCACCAACTCCGACACGCTCATGCCATTGGCATCGGCGTGCGCCTTGATCCGCTCGTGGACCGACTCCGGCAGGTATATCGACTTGATCCGCTCGTCTGCCGTGGAGTCCTTCTTCTTCGGCCGTGCTCGAGTAGCCGTCATGCAGCGACCTCGCTCTCTTTGTTCGTGATGTGGATGCCGACGAAGTCGTCGACGCGGGACACCCGCTCGAGCACCGTCTCTGCTGCGAGGATCAGCGCTGACTCGTCGGCCGTGGTGTCCTCGTATCCGAGCAGCCTGGTCCACGAGTTGATGATGCGCTTGCTCGAGGTGTTCGTGCGCTGGCGCAACTCGATGCGCACGGGCGTGGTCTTCTTGGTGGGCTGGTGCTTGATCTCCCAGAACCGCAGGGGTCCAGCGTCGGGGAGTTTCAGGTCAGTCAAGGTTGTTCCCTTCTTGGACCCAGCGCACGAAACAGTCGAACCGCTTCACGCCCAGGTCGTCGATCGCTTCGGCCCCACGAGCGAACTCGTAGTGGCCATCCTTCGTTGATCGCAGCGCACGCACGCGCCGCCGCATGTGGTGGAGGGTGTCGAGGGTGATAGCCACGAGGTCAGGGTGCAGGCGCCAGACACCGCCCGCACCCTGTGCCATCGTTGCGATCTCCTCCCAGCGGTAGCGCCGGCGCGCACTCATCCCCGCCACCCGAGGGCGCGGGCACGGGCCGCGGCCTCTTGTCGCTGCTCGCCGATGTCGTACGCGCGCTGGAGCGCGTCTGATTCGAGCCGCTCGAGCCGGTAGTACTCAGCAATAGCCTCGTCCATGGTGATGGGTTCACCGCGCTTGAGGCGTTCCCAGGTGGAGGACCAGTGCTGGATCTCACCGGGCTCGATCTGGCCCAGGTCGAGGGCGTCGTCAGGACTTGGCTGCGTCATCCTCGTCGTCACCCTTCGGTGCCGCCGCCGCCTTCGCCTCAGCGATCTTCTTCTCGACGCGGGTGAGCGCATCGTTCTTGCGGCCGAGCGTGTCCTGCGCGCTCGCCTGCGCCGAGCGCAGCGCCTCGCTGACGTGCGCCTCTTCCGTTGCGGAGAGCGTGATCTGCAGGCCGGTGGTCTTCGCCATGATGTGTCCTTTCAGAGACGGTCGTCGTCCTCGTCCACGTCTACCCAGCCGGGCAGACCATGGGGCGAGGCATGTGTTGAAGTATGCCCTAGGTGCTCGGGCCCAGCAACACTCACGGGTTCGTGCACTTCGTGTAGTCCGCGTCGATCGCCAGCGTGCGCGCGGTCAGCGACTCGGTCGCCGCCGTCACACCCTGCACGATGGCCGTGGCGCGCTCGATCTCCGACACGTCGAACGTCGAGAACGCGTCGACCAGGATCATCGTCGCCTCGTTCTGCGGGATGGCCACCTCGTGGGTCATCTCGTTGAGCATGTCCATGAGTTCGTAGGCCACCTCCTTGCACGTGGTGTCGGCGGGACCGGGCACCTCGACGGTGACCGTCTGCGCGGGTGCCGGCTGAGCGGCGCCAGGCGGCACGCTCGTGGCCGAACTGCCGAGCATGGCGCCGAGGACCAGTCCGGCCACGGCCACGGCCGCATACGGCCACGCACGGCGGAGGAATCCTCGCTTCTTCTCGGGCTCTGCCAGGTTGGTGCCCGTCAGGGGTGGGTCGAACAGGGGCTTGCTCATTGCTGATCTCCTTCGGTTACTGTCCCAAGGTTGGGACGGGGGTCGTACTTCTCCCACACCCAGTCGCGTGTGGTGATGCTGCCGTCGTTCAGTCCGGCCTCGGCGTACTCGAGGCGGCGCTTGAGTTCGAGGGGATCCTCGTACCCATGGAAGACAGCGATCTCGTTCTTCTTGGTGTCGAGGATGCCGATGTCGCGACCAAAGTCAGCGATGGTGAAGCGCGCCTCAGTCATCGATCCACTCCGGCCGGGGAAGCGGGCCCTCCACATTCGGGAGCAACTGGTAGCGGCGCACCGGGAGGTAGGAGTAGTCCTCCACCCACCCCATGCACCACTCCGACATGCACCCACAACGCAGGACCCGGTTACCCTCGCGTGTCGCTCGTCGCTCGGTGAACTCCTCGAGAGTGAGGCGGTTCATCCCGATCTCCGCTCGTCGTGGGCACACGATCCGCACACCCACCGCTGCTTCTTCTTCGTCTGGTAGGCGTGCATGTCGTCGGTCATGATGTCCTCGTCGCACCGCGAGCAGCGCGCCGTCTCCTCGCACGACAGGCACTCGTCCTGCGAGTTCAGGATGGAGACTTCATCACCGCACCTTGAGCACTCACGCTTATCCGACTCGTCGCCGCCCACCCAGTCCGCGACCTCCTGCTCGGTGAGCGGATCGGTGAACATGTCGTAGGTGTGGTCGTCATGCATCCGGTCGCGGCCCACCTCGTTGCCAGCCGCGTCGTAGTACACGACCTCGGTGTACTGCATGGTGTGCGTGACCTTGTACGGTGCGTCAGCCATGATGACTCCGTTCTGTCCCAATCCTGGGACGGTCAGTTGATCTCGACGATCGGGTCCTCGACGTTGTCCATGGCGTTGACCTGGACAACGTCGATCTGGCTGTGCCCGTCGATGTGCACAGTGAGCACGCCGTCGACCCGGCTCACCCACACGGTGACGTCCGTCGCGTTCTCGTCGTTGTTGAAGTCGACCCGCCCGTAGCGGTCAGGGTCGTGCTCCTCGGGCCGGCGACGGTCGGGCAGTACCCACACCGCGGGCTCGAGCCGCTCGCCCGTGTCGTATGGGGTGAGCGGCGGCCACTGCTCCGTCTCGAGGACGGGCGTGCCGTCCGCGTGGCGGATGATCTCCACCCTGTAGCCATCGTCGACGATCGAGACAGCCATCTCTCCGACGACGTGCGACGAGCGGAAGTACGCGCTCTTGCTGTTGATCTTCGTGAGCACGAGGTTCGGCAGCGTGTTCGTCAGGCCGCCCTGCGTGGTGACTCGGATGCGCGGCCGCTTGCCGGCGGGGTATCTGGTCTCAGTCATTTCTTGTCCTCGATGTGTTTGGCGGACCGGACGTCGACGCGGCGGGCGACTTCCCACAGCGCCCAGGTGTCGATGTGTGGGCCGAACGGACGGCGACCGCGGAGCGTGAATGTCTCACGCGCCTCGTGCTCCCAGTACCCCTTGTACAGGCCGAAGATCATCTGGATGATCTCACTGTCGGTGGCGTGCTCAGACGGGTACGCCTTGCCGCCGTACCCATAGCCGAACTCGCCAGTGATGACGTCCTGCCGCCAGCACTGGATCTGCACGAAGACGCGGCCCTCGGCGGAGTCCCGGCCGATGCGAACGTCGCAGCGCATGCCCAGTTCGATCTCGCCGACGATCCCTTCGAGCCGGTCGATCAGTGTCGTGTCAGCCATTGCTCGGTGCCTCCGTGTACGTGTAGTTCTCTGCCGGGAGCCACGTCGTGATGTACCCCAGGATGTCGAGGCGGATCTGCGTCCCGTCCTCGCTCACCTCGGCGACGCGGCGCGGGTCGAGCCCGCCCTTGTGCCATGCGATCCGGTCCACGACCGGCTTCTTCTTGTGCTTCACGCCCACTGGTCTGCCCCCTCGAGCATCGTCTGTCCGTTGTAGTCGTTGACTCCCGGACGCCACCAACGCTGACGCCACGTGAGCCAGGTGATCGCCTGGAAATCGTGCACCGATTCGCCGACGATCTTCGCGCCGCGCGCCATGAGGACGGCGGCCTCTCGGTACTGCTTGTTGGTCGGCGGCGGCACGTCACGGCTGCCGGTCAGCATGGACCAGGCGTGCACGTCGATCACTGCAGGCCCGTCACCCTCGCCGCCCGTGAGGATGGCGTCGTAGAACGCGCGGGTCTTCGGTCCCTTCATTACAGCCAGCGGGTCCTCGCCGGCATAGATCCGGCGAGCCTGCGCGAGCGAGCGACCGAGGCACCCCTGGTCGAGTGTGCCCTTCGATGCGAGCATGCGCTCGGCGAACATGACGTTGGAGCCCCACCCCATGCGAGGCGAGAGCGCAGCCAGGATGCCGGACGCCTGCTCGATCGACACGCCGTACTCGACGACGTGGTTCAGTGCGATCGCGTTGGCGTCCCGATACCAGGCGCGGCCCCGCTCGATGTGAGTCGGGGCCGCGCGCCGGTACTCGGCGGTGGCTCTGCGAGTGAGCGGGGTCATTGGTCATCCTCCACGCCGATGATGTTCGGCTCGGCGTGCTCAGAGAACACCTCGGGTCCGTCCTCGTAGTCCTCCTCGACCTCCGTCAGGCGCCCGGCCTCATCCATTGAGGACAGCAGGGCGTAGACCTCGGGTTGCCAGTCGTTCTGTTCGGCATCCCGAAGCAGGAGGATCTCGTCGGGGGTTGCGTCCTTGATCTCGAACGTGACGTATCGGCGGACGTTGTGTCCTATCTGCACGGTCACCACAGCCACAGCCCTGCCTTCCTTGAGATCTCGTCGATGGTCTTCCAGCCCCACTCCGTGTAGGTGTCGCGGTCGTAGGCGCGGCTGTTCTTGCCGTGCGCGATCTTCGCTGCGCGCTCGGTGCGGTGGAAGCGGTAGTGCCAGACATCCTCACCCTTGACGCGTCGCCAGGAGACAGCGACGGCGTCGTGCCAGATCTCCTGCGGCGCGACTCGTACGCGGTCGGTGGCGATGACGGGCGACGCAGTCATCAGAGCACCGGCCCGAGGATCGCGTCCTTCGTGGTGGTGGGCACACCCTGCCGCGTGAGGAACGACTTGATCGGCGTGATCGCGGCGGCAAGTTCGCCCCGCGTGACGCCCCGGTCGGCGTCGATCCCGCCGCTGCGGTAGCGACGCTCGCGCTCCTGCAGCAGCGTCATGAGTTTGGCCGCGGCCCGCGCCGGCTTCGGCCAATAGGCCCAGCCATCCGAGTTGCGGTCGGCCCACTCGGCGAGGTTGCGCAGCACGAGCGCGCCATTCAGGGCAAGGATGTCCTCGGTGTGGATGGTCGCCGAGTGCAACCGGATCGCCTGCTCGATCTCGTAGTCGTTCATGAACAGCATGATGTTCCCTTCGTCCCAAGGTTGGGATGGTCAGCGGGTGGGGGTGGTCGCCGTGGCTAGCAGGTCCGGCGATACTCACCCCCACCCAGTTCGGATAGATCAGACGGACGCCAGCAGGCGCAGCACGTTGCCGTCGAACTGCTCGCGGTCCCCGTTCAGGGAACGCAGCGCGTTGCGCTCGGCGCGCTTGGCGACGTTCCCCTTCTGCGCGAAGATGTGGTGGTCCGCCGTGTTGAACGCGGCCAGCACACCCCACGCGGAGTTCTTCCACGGTGCGACGCGCTCGTCCTTCTTCCACAGATCGAGCAGCGCCGTCTCCTTGTTCTCCGCGATGGTCTTCGAGCGTCCCTCGGGCGCCTTGTCCACGCCGGTGTACGACTTCACCACCTCGCTGAACTTCTGGTCCGAGACGTACTGGGCCGTCAGTTCCTGGACCATCCGGTCGAACTCGTCGCCGGCGGCCTCGACCTCGAGCGCCAGGCTGCGGCGCACCTCGCCGATGCGGGCCAGCGAGTTGGACGAGTGGCGCACCTTGTGCTTGAGCGCGTCGGTTTCCCGCATGGCGTAGGCCAGCGTGTTGTCGCACACCCAGATGCGGGTGCCTCGCATGTAGACCGTGGCCATCGACCCGTCGCTGGACGTGGCGGCAGTCACGTGCGGCCGGTGCTTGACCGGCTCGGCGCCGCGGCTGCCGCTCGCCTCACGCGTCTCCGGCATCTCGACCTGGACCGCGGCGATCGCCCCACCCTTGAGCAGGATCGCCGAGCCGAACTGCAGCCCGCCGTCGAGGATGAGGTCGAGGTTCTGGCGCAGCCACTCGTCGTACTGGTGGATCTGGTAGCCGCCCTTGAAGTAGTTGAAGACCTGGCCGGTGTCGGTGCGGACGATGGCCTTGCGGGTGGGGTCCTCGATCTGACGCGGCGCCCCGTTCTCGTCGTAGATCGTGACGGTCACGACGCCCTCGGTCAGCGGCACGTCGAGCAGTGACATGACCCGCTCGACCGGGATCGCTCCCTCGAAGTGGTTGTCGTAGCCTTCGAGGTAGTGCCACGCGTTGCCGCGGTTCTCGGTGAAGCCGATGAGCGAGTTCTGGTTGAGCCATTCGAGTGTCTCAGCGGACATGATGTTCCCTTCTTCTGTCCCAAGGTTGGGACGGTGAGTGAGGCGTTCGCCTCCTTGATTGCTAGGTAAGACTATAACCTAGGTCGAGCCGAGGGTCAAGCCCTCATGTCGCGCTTCTCCTTGAGCGCTACGTAGAACTCGCCGACGACGGTGCCGATCATGCCGATGCCGACACCACGGATGACCCACACCCACGCGCCGTCGAGTTCCCCGGCCGGGGTCGTCGTGAAGACGAGGCCGAAGAAGGTCAGCATGCGGATCGCCCAGGGTCGCATCACGCTCTCCCGCCGAGCGAGAGCACGATGATGCGGAACTGCTGGCGAGCCAGCCGGATCTTGTCGCCGACCTGCCAGGCGTGCACCTCGCGGACGCCGTCCTCAGTCAGGATGACGTGCTGCGTGACGTAGCCGCCCTGCCGGTCGTCGTGCACCAGTGAGACCTCGTGACGCTTGCCGTCCTTGACCACGGCGTACTGCTCAGGCACGCCGGCAGTACGCAGGGCGTCGGGCTTGAGCCACCCATCTGCGTTACGTGGCATCGTCGTCCCCCATCCCGCCGAACATCGTGTCCCAACATTTGGGATGGGTCCCCGTCTTGAGACGCTCCCGCTCGGGCGCGCTCATCTCCGGGAAGGCGGTCTGGATGTGCGTGCCCCCACGCCAGAACCGGAACGCGTCGGCGTCGACCTCGATCTGCGACACCTTGTGGCAGATCATGCACGGCTCGGTAGTCACGATGATGGTGCTCACGACTCGCCCTCCGCATCCAGCGCCTCGAGAACGATCTCGGCGTCGGTCATGCCAGACGCTCGCTTCCGCTCGATGTACGCCGCCGTCTCCTGGTCGACCACGATCTCGACGGGCTTCCTCAGCACCGGATTCAGGTCCGTGCCGCCGTGCTCGACCGACGTGATCCCGTAGAGCGAGCGCAGGTTCGGGTCCCGCATCGTCTGCTCGACGATGAGTTCCGCCGTGCGCAGGATCTCCCGCGCCTTCTGGAGTAGGACCTCGGGCCTACCCTCGATGACCAGTCCGTAGTCCTCGAACTGCGAGGTGATACGGATCGCTGCCACTCGGTTGTCGTTGTACGGCCCCGCGATCTCACCGGGCTTGGCGGTCCCGGTGACGTCGACGTGTGGGGCGCTCAGCCATTCGATCATGCTGCTCGAACCTCCATCTCCTGCTTCTCGTTGAGGACCACGGCCACCTGACCGAACGCCTCGGCCGACGCCCGCAGATCCGTGGCCACATCTCCGCCGGCGTACTCGGTGAACCCCATGCCGGAGCCGACGCGGGAGAACGCGAAGTCCCCACCGATCGCCTCCCACGTACGGTTCACGACCTGCATGTAGATCCGCAGGTCCTCGATGTTCTGCGTGACAAAGTCCGTCACCTCGTCACCCGTGCTGGTCTGCGCTTCCTCGGTCCATGAGTGACCGGCGCCGTCGAACCCGGCGTGCCACTCGAGCGCTCGCCGGTAGCCGGAGATCGCCTGCACGATCTGCTGCTCGCTGACGTCGGCGACGCCCAGGTCGTGAGCCTGCTGCAGTTCGACGATGCGCCGGTCCCGCTTGCTGACCGCGTCGAATGGCAGCACCGTGACGAAGCCCTCGTTCGAGACGTGGAGGATGAGCCACGGCGTGCCGTAGTGGGTCAGGGCATCCTGCTCCTCGTTGCTCTGCCACGCCTGCAGGTCGACCGCGGCGAACCACCCGACGGGCCCGGAGTCGTCGCCGCCGCTGTCCTGGTAGAACCCGTCGACGCTTTTCTGCCACACGAACTCATCGTGCGGTGACTTGAACTTGCTCATTGTGTTCCTTCCCGCCCCGGATGAGGCGCTGATTGTCCCAATCTTGGGACGCTGAGTGAGGGAATCGCTCAGTCCTTGCGTGCTCGTGCCTCCTCGCCATGGACGTAGCCGAGCAGGTACTCGTCGTCCGATGACTCGATGGGCAGACCGAGCCACCCGTCGAGGTAGCCCTTCTGCTGCGGCGTCGGCTCACTCATTGACTGTCCCAACCTTGGGACGAGAGTGCGCTACGACCTTGCCGACGAGCCCCGACGCGATCGCATCCTGCAACTCGCCGTCGATGAACTCGGTGACCATGTCGCGCGCCTCGACCGACATGTCGCCCACGTCGATCTGCAGTTCGGCGAGCACGACCGACTCGTCGTCGCTGGCGCCGAGGATGTACTCGTTGTATCGGGTGACGGCCCATCTCCGGTTGATGGACCAGTCGAACCCGCCGCTGAACTCGTTAGCCCACGCCACGACGTAGACCGGGCGCTTGTCGATGATGACGGCGCCGAATAGCGAGGCCCCCCGCAGGAAGACGCACGCGCCGCTCTCCTCCACAAGCCACCCGGTGCCGATCCTCTCCTTGAGGGTGAGCACGGCGCCGGGCGCAGGCAGAGACGTAGCGCCCCAGCCGGAGCCGGTGAGGCGGACCTTCTTGCCGACGAGTGGATCAGCCATTGCCCTGCTCCTTGAGCATGCGCTGCACGTCGCCGGCGCCGGTTACCAGGCGGGCGGTCCCCTCCTGGATGAGCAGGTGGCACCCTGCGGATGCCGCGCTGGTGATTGGACCCGGAACGGCACCGATGGGTCGCTCCAATCCCGCCGCATGGTTGGCCGCGTTGAGTGAGCCGGAGCGAGCGCCCGCCTCCGCCACGACCATGCCCCGAGCGTGTGCGGCGATCAGCCGGTTGCGTCGCAGGAACCGCCACCTCGTGGGTGCCTCGCCGGGAGGTGTCTCACTGAGAACAGTCCCGTACTGCGCGATCCGCTTGATGAGGTCGGCGTGCCCCGCCGGATACGGGCGGTCCACCCCGCCGGCCAGGTACGCGATGGTCGGCCGACCCGTGGCGAGTGCGCCTCGATGAGCAGCCGCGTCGATGCCGTAGGCGGCACCGGACACGATGGTCATCCCCTCGAGCCCTCCCACGATCTCGCGGGTGATGTGCTCGCCGTACGTCGTGCATGCACGGGCGCCGACGATGGCGATGGAGGGATCCTCGTTGACGATCCGACGGCCCAGCGCCCACAGCATCGGTGGCGCGTCGGGCAAATCGAGCAGTCCCTTCGGGTACTCGTCGGACGAGCGGTCGATGATGCGGATCTCGAGCGGGTCGAAGTCCTTCCGGTAACCCGCGTTGATCTCGTCGGCGCGCTGCTGACGAGCGAGGTGTACCCACCTCACGGCTTGCCGGCTGGTGTCGGTCGCCCGTGTGCACGGGTAGCCGACGGGTGACTGGCATGCGGGGCATGCGATCCCCGTCGCTGCGATCTGGTCAAGCATTGCTCTGCCCTCCTGTCCCAACCTTGGGACGATGGATGATGGTGCCGGCGAACGGCATGTACGCGCCGGGCCAGACGGCCCACTCGTACGGATCGTCGCCCCAGGTGAACAGTCCAGCGGCATCCTCCGGGCGGTCCTGCCAGATCGCACGCTTGATGACGACGACGTCGCCACGATGGGGCACGTCGGGCTCGACGTGCACGTCGTCCACCCACGCCTCGCCGGTGAGCACGACGGCGTCGCCCGGCTGGAAGATGACGTCAGCCACGGCGTGCCGCCCTTCGGATCTCGGCCTCGATGAGGTCGAGCAGGTCCTCTCCGTCGAAGTATTCGTCCTCGCGGTGGAGGAAGCGCACGGTGTCGCTCAGATGCTCGACGACACCCCGGGTGTACTCGCTCTCGCGCCACGTCAGCCCGTCGCAGGCAAGCCCGGCGATCGTCAGGATCTCCTGCCCGCGGGGCGAGAGATAGTGGATGATGCCTTCCTCCCGCGTCAGTCGCAGGTAGCGTCGCGTGATAGGCAGACGCTCGCTAGTCTCAGCCACGGCACGCCGCCTTCCATGCACGAGTCCACCTGTTGACGCGGCGTTCGGCCGCCTCGATCTGGTCGACCGGCGCCTCCCACGTGATGACCGCGATGAGGTGCTTCTCGGCGCGGGCCAGGTTGCGGTGCGTGCGTCGCTGCACGTTGGTCATGGGCTTGTCGGGGATGGTCCCGATGAGCGTCTCGTCCATGATGATGTTCCCTTCTGTCCCAGGTTTGGGACGGTTAGAAGGTCATGCGGCGAAGTCCGCCGCGCGACCCGATGAAGAAGCCGACGCGCGGGGTGCGGTCGGCGATGCGCTCGGCGAGGTCGTCGCTGTCCCGGAACGGTGGCGCGTCGTCGAAGATCACGACGTGCGCGGCATCGCTGAGGAGGATCTGGCCACCGCCGTCAGGTGCTGTCTGCCAGGCGCCGACGTTGACCAGCAGTTCGCGGGCCTCGGCGATGGACGCGGTGCGCCACACGATGGGCTCGGCGAGCGAGCCTCCATCGGTGAGGCGGGCGATGTAGGTGTCCATGACTGCCTCTCTGTCCCAAGGTTGGGACGCTCATTGACGGCTGCTGCCGTCGCTCGTTGACTAGGTAGAACCCTAGCCTAGGTATAGCCCAGGGTCAAGCCTAGGTAGTGACTCGTGCTCACTGAGCCATTCAGAGCACGGGACAATCTTCGTTGACAGCCGTGCTCAACGGAGCCGACGGTAGGCGCGGGCCAGGGTCGCCGGCTTGGGGCAGCGGGTGGCGACCGAACATGCCCCAGACGTTCTCCTTGATCGTGAGCGGCTTCATCTTCACGACCACGTACAGCACGCCGGTCTCGACGTGCTGGAACACGGAACCGAGGGCGATCGGCTGATCTTCGTTGAGC